CGCAGTCACCTGTGGCAGAGGATGCACCGCAGTTACCTGTGGCAGAGGATGCACCTTTGTAACCTGTGGCAGAGGATGCACCTTTGTAACCTGTGGCAGAGGATGCACCGCAGTTACCTGTGGCAGAGGATGCACCGTAGTCACCTGTGGCAGAGGATGCACCTTTGTAACCTGTGGCAGAGGATGCACCGCAGTCACCTGTGGCAGAGGATGCACCGTAGTCTTCATCACTTTCAGCTTCTTTTTTAACTCTACTCATAGTAAAATCAATGGCCGCCTTTACCAGTCCAGAAATATCCAATCTCGCACCAATCTTTATTTTTGTGGATGCAACCTTGGAATCATCTTCACCTCTGTCAAATTCACCGTTCTGCTCCACTTCATGGTAAACAGATTCGTTCGGAGAATAATAACCAAGGCAATCCAGAGGATATTCACAAGCATGGAATCCGCTGTGGCAGGCATCTGCTGTCTCCTCTTCGTACTCCTTGCCTTCTTCGTACTGAAATCCACGGCAAGTCATGTCCTTGTTGAACCCTTTGTAACTCTTAATTACTTTTTCCATTTTTCACTTCCTCCACTTTCAAAACCGCATCATCACTTCTGCGGAACATAATCAACTGACTGTCAACATCAGGAATCTTCCAAGGGTCAAGGCTCTCAGTATCGTCAACCATGATAGGCAATTCCACACCGCACCGCTTCTGAAACGCATTGCAAATGTCAATTTCCGTCAGAATCCTTGCTCCGTGGTTCATGTTCCGGCTGTAAGGCTCTCCACGGTATGTAAAGTCACAACATTCTTCCGTGTCACCATTCACAAGAGGTCTGAACATCCGCACAGTGCAGAAGCAAAGATACTTGTTCACATCAGCTTCCAACAGTTCGTTCTTCTTCCGGCTGAATTTCTTTAACAGGTCAAGCTGTGCCTGCACATCCGTAATCTTCTGTGCAATGTTCTTGCGCTCCTGTTCCAGTTCTGTGATACGCTTATCCACACTCTCGTTAATGCTTACACTCGCCAAAGACTTATCAACCACAGAAATATCATTGCGGATCTGCTCTTCATCACCTTTTAACTGGATTCTGAGAAGATTCATGTCAGTGAATTTGTTCATGGAAGCTTCTTTCTCAGCAATCTGTGACTGGATAGCTTTGTATTCTTCTGTGTTGGAAATATCCACGCTTGCCGGAATGGAATTTAATGCATTATCGGCAATTGCAATCTCTTTTTCCAACCGCTCCACTTCATCCTCGGTCTTTTTCAGTTCCTCACGCTTATGCTCCAGTTCTTCCTGATCCGCTTTGATATGTTCAGCGCAGGAAGAACCCTCTTTAGTAATAAGTTCCAATTCATGTGCCTTATGCGTATCAAACTCCGTTCTTAACTGCTCTTTTTTCTCTTCCGGATATTCCTGTCCACAGTATGAGCAAATCAGAGAGTTTTCATCAAATTTAAGGCTTTTATTCAAATCCCAACTCTTCTTCAATTCCTGTCTCTTCTGCTCATACTGTGCGATACGCTTTTCCAGTTCCGTGATCTCTTCACGAATGGTATCTGCCTTAAGCAACTCTTTCTGATGCTCATTCTGAATCTGATTCAGTGTTGTGCGCTTATCTCTTCTGTCCGCATCCAGTTTTTCATTTGCTTTCTGCTGTAATGCACTCAACTGACCTTTTAACTCAATAATTCCATCAGAAAGCTTATCGTAGGACTTCATACTGTTCTGCGTATCTGTCTGCTGCTTAATGTTCTCTGACAGCTTATCCAGTAAAGCTTTCTTTTTCAGTTCCAGATCCGCAAGGTCAATATCTACTCTCTGACGGCTTACCTCGTCAATTCGGCTTGGAATTTCATCTAACAAGTCCTGCAAGCCCTTGGTTCCATTTCTTCCCCTTGTGCCGTACAACTGCGTATTGCAACGCTTTTTCAGTTCATCAACAGTGCCATCCTGCAGAACAGTCCTTAATGCTTCAAACTCCGGAAACTGATTGCAAATGTCATCATTACTGTGCTGACCAAACATATCAGTAAGAATTGCTCTCTGATCCGTGCCACCTTTCAGCAGAAGTGTCATGGCATTGATGCAAAGTGAAAACTTTTCTTTTCCGCATACACTCTCTTCCAAAAACGCTTCAAAATCTGCTGCCTTTTTTGGAATATCATTCACATAGTAATCCGTGACATTTCCGGTAAACTCGCCTTTCTTATTGAAGTTCTGACGGCATACTTTTTTCAGAACCTTGTCTGTACCGTCAATCTCCACGGTAACTTCTGCGGTAATATCTCCGTCAATGTCATTGCCGTCCTTATCGTGCGGTCTGATTCCAGTGATCTCTCTGCCGTTCTCGTCACGGCATCCAAAAATATACTGAATTGCTCTTTTGATTGTGGACTTACCGGTTTCATTCACCCCGGAAACCTCTGTCCGGTCGTATAAATCAGTGTCCACTACGTTAGAACCGTAGAATTTGCAGAAATTCTGCAAAAAGATGTGCTTAATCCTCATTTTTCCTATCCTCCCAAAGATATAAATACAGTGAATTAACAAACATATAGATTGAGACCGGCTTGTCTGTCTCATTGATCTCCTTGTATAACTCTGTGTTTGGGTTCATCTTATCAACAACCCACTTGATCGCCCGGTACACGCTTTCCTTGGTTGTGCTGTGTTCCTCTCCGATAATCCGGTAGATTTCAGAAAGTCTTCTGTTCCGGTTCTCAAACATCAGCGTTTCAACCTCGATGATGTACTGGAATCCCGGCAAGTACTGTTTCAGCCCCAGTTCTACCAAGATTTTTCTTATCTTCCTTTCCATTTCCTCATTCCTCCGGCTTTCAGTCTTCTGTTACGTGGATCATGTCGTCCTCTTCGCTGATATACAAGATTCCTGCATCTAACAGTCTTGCAATCAGAATCTCATTCGCACGGACGATGGGGATAATCTGACTTTTCTGCATAAAAATACTCCTTTCCTAACCATTTTTTCTTCCCGGTATTGCGGTTTACAATTCTGTAATAGAATGCTGTTTCACGGTCAACTTCCCATTCTTTCGGACTGTAAAATATCTTTCCGATGCACCCTTTGACGGTAAACCGCTTTTTGGCACTCATACGGTGTCCTCCGCAAGTTTTCCTTGTCTCCACCATGTTACATCATTAAAGCCTTTAGCTGAAAAAGAAGTAGCACCATTAGTCCATGTAAATATTCCCTCATTTTTGAATCTTGCAAAATATCTAGGATACCAAGATTCACTGTCAGAATCTCTTACGAATACCTTTGTATCCACCGGCACTTTTGACCAGTCAACAGGCGGTTCAACATATTCCTGCTCTGACCATTCTTTGAACCTTTCCCTGCATCTGCTTTTATCACTCCATGCGCAATCGGAACAAAGTATTACATTGCAATCACATAACTTTCCTTCTTTGTCCACAGCTATCTCTATACTATCAAGTGCCATGTCAATAATCTGTTCCGCATACTTCTCTCTGTTCGTCATTTTCCGTTCATCCTTTCCAGTTCTGCGCTCCTGGTTAATATCCAGTCTGCGTAATCACTTAATTCTGTCTTTGTATCTGCGTTCTTCTCTCCGTGGTAAACCATAAGTACAATTCCTACATCACAGTACTTTTCAAATAATTCCGACAAGTAGTCGGCTCCTACATGGATATTTCCGTCCGGATCGTAAATGTCTGTTACTCCCAACCGTTCCATACGGTCTTTATGCCATCTGTCAGAAATCTGCATCAAACCTTTGCACCCGCCGCTTTCCACATCCAGTCTGCCGGAAGATTCTTTCTCGATCATTGCCATAAGCAGTTCCGGGCAGATGCCGTATTCCTCACCGTACTTTACACACGATTCCTGCGCTTCCTCGGAGATAAAACTGCCGGCTGTCTGTGCCGTGGATGTAAATGTGATGGAGAGTGCTATTATAATAGGAAGAAACAGCTTCAATGTTGTTCTCATAAAATCCACAATCTCCTTTTCATATCAAATATTTTATTGCTAACTGGACTATTAAACTGGTTATAGTAGAAACAAATATCGTCCATAGAATTTCCTCGTTTCTAATAAACCAAAACTTTATTTTGATTTTTAAAGGAGCTGATTTACAATGTTCCTTATTTCTCTTCTTTAATATTCTTTTTTCTCTATATAACATAGAGTAGAATCACCCCCGTGAATATTCCTAATAGCCAGAAGAAAACCATAAGGACAACATCAACTATTTTTCTCATACGCAATACCTCATAGCATATCTCCTTACGATATTCTCAAAGATTACTCTCAATCTTACATTGTCAAAAATAACCGCAATCTTTGTAGTTCCTTCTTTGATAGCTGTTTTTGTGTTGCCTGCATCTTCCATACGCTTGATTTTATTGCCCTGAAGCCTTGCTAAAACACAATGTGCTTCATTTTCCAATTCACCATACATCTGATTGTAAAGTGTCTGATAGTCAATACCGCTCTTTGCGGAAATATTGCGTACCTTTGCATTAATGTCTGCTTTCCAGTCTCCGATAGGCTCTGTGAAAATTTCTTTCATGTTGGTGACTGTACTTTCCAACTTCTGAACCTGTTCAGCTTGTTTCTTCTGTTCCAGTTCCTGTCGTGCCATGCTCTCAGCCAGTGACATAACCATCTGCATCTGTGGAGAAAGTTGTGAACGGTTGATTACTTCCTGCTTCGCCCTGTCCTCTATGGTGATAAAATACTGTCTTGCTTCTTTGCCCCTTGCAGAATGGCTTTCCATTGACAGATGTTTTGCAAAGTCGGTAGTCAGTCGGTAATCCTTGCATTCATTACCGTTCGTCACTGTGACGAACCCCCACCAATCCTTGTTTTCTTCATAGAACTCATTCTGTTCAATGTTCCTTTTCGCCCATTTTGAAAAGTTGCTTTTCTCTCCGCTTAAGAACTCATACAGTGCTTTTGCGGTAGTCATTCCGTTTTCATCAACACCAAGCGCAATCTCAATGGGTGTTTTCATGTTTGATGTTTGTAATTCGTTCATTGTTCTCCTTTCTGTGGTATAATGTTCTAAAAACTGGAGGTTTCATATGCTTCTCAAAATCGAAAGAAAAGTACTTAGGAAAACTGTAAAATCTTCTGAATGTTCCATTTCATTGTCTGAAATAGGGAATTACAATGGTGAAGATGTTTACCAAGCATTTTTGTCCTTAAAGGAAAAGGGATATTTCACCATAGTTAGTTCATCCATAAATCGTGAAATGTTCACATTCACTTTGTCTTCAAAAGGAAGATTCTACAAAGAACATTTATTTCTCTCATTTTTGAGAAATATACTCATACCGTTTGTTGTAGCTTTAATAACTGCAACTGCCACATACCACTTAGAAAAAGTAGCAGATAGCTATTCCGACAGCCGCCCCAGCCAATGCACTTATGAACTGAACCAGTGCAGTGATCCACGGTTCTAATTTGTCAAGAAGATCTCTCTTCTGGCGGTAAGTCCATTTTTTCATTCATGTTCTCCTTTCATTGCATGAGAAACTGCATTGCAAATGGTCGTATGCTGTTTCTCATCATCATTCATGGACTTCTCAATTCTTTTCAGAGTACCTTCAATGCTCTTTAAGGTTTTGAGAAGTTCTCTCTCAAATTGGCTTTGCATTTTCTTCCCCCTGCTTCTTAACAGATTCCTCTGCCATCTTCTCTGTCTTGCCGAGAATATATCCCTTGTCGAAATCGGACATATTCGGAATGGCTCTTTTTAACTTTTCAACAATCTTTTTCTCTTTTTCACTCATTCAATTCACTTCCTTTTTGTGATATACTCTCCTTATCTTTTTTAATAAGGAGGTGAAATAATTTGGATTCTAAAGAATACGCATCCGCTTACGCTATTGCTAAAATCTGTGGATATACCGGAAGTTTTGATGATTTTAAGAACCTGTACGACCAATACTATTCAGAAATCATCATGTCTTTACCGGAAGAAAAACCACAATTAGCAAAAGCCGAAGCAATTAGCAATCCTTTCCAAATCCAGAGCCGTTCCTAAAAGGCGAAATGGCGGTAAGTACTTTGATAGACAAATCAATATTTGTTTCTTCGATTTTCTTATCGCCATCTATAATGCTTTTGTAATCTTCGATAATGTCAAACGCAATGTGCTGTGCCATCTCGTCAATTCCAACAAAACGTGAATCAGCTTTCTGAACTATATTTGCTTTACCGTTTTTGTCTAAAACCACATATCTCTGTTTTTCCATATTCTCACCTCTTTTCTGTTGACCTTGTAAACATATTATAGTCCCTTAGAAACTTTATGTCAACACATTTTTGTTGACTTGGGGACTTTTTGGGTGTATATTATTAGTGAAAGGAGGGATGTAAATGAATGAGAGAATCAAATCTTTGCGAAAGTATTTGAATATGACACAAGATGATTTTTCAAAGCAAATCGGCTTGTCAAGAAACTATATTGCGCAAGTTGAGATAGGCACGAAGACACCATCTGAAAGAACCATATCTGATATTTGCAGAGAGTTTGATGTAAACGAAGAATGGCTCCGAAACGGAACTGGTGAAATGTTTGTTCAGAAATCAAAAGACGAACAAATATCGGAAATGCTCGGAGAAATTCAAAAGTCCGGTGAAGATACATTTAAGCACCGTCTTGTATCCGCACTGGCTAACTTGGACGAAGATGGATGGAACTCTTTGGAAAAGTTGATTGATTCAATCGCAAAAAAGAACGAATAAGAAAAATCCAAGGGCAATGCGCAAGTCCTTGGATCTTTTCCTTTATTTAAGTAGTTTTTTAACATAGGCATAAATGCACTCTAACCAGTGTAAATTATCGCAAGCATTGATTAGCTTTGTGATTTCCTCTTTGTAATCTTCTTTCCCCATAGTACACCCCCTAATCTTTCCGCACTTGGTAGCGATACCTAAATTATAGAACATATGTTCTTAACAATCAATATATTTGACGCACGTTTTTTATTGTTGTAAAATATCAACAAAAGAGGACGGTGAAAACGCCAATAAGCACCGCCCTCGCCAGAACTTGAAGTCCCTTGAAACAAGGGATGTTACAAGTGTATCATGTGAAAGGGGGATAAAAAACATGATGAAAAAAGACCGAATCAAAGAAATATCGACACATCTATCAGTCAACCGTACTAATTATATGTTAAGTTTTCGTGGGAATCTCCATGAATTTCTCAATGAGCCGGACATGACGGTTTACAAGCTTGCTGATGAAGCTAATTTGCCTTATTCTACGCTTAATTCACTACTATACGGTAATTCTAACGACACGAAGCTATCGACCGCTGTTGCGCTTGCTAGAGCCTTTGGAATCAGTGTAGACGAACTGGTAGGTTGCGGCACTATGGAAGATAAGATGTTGGAATCTGTCAAGATATGCCGCAGTCTGCCGGAACACTCTCTGTACCTTATCCGTTACTTCATACGTCACCAAGCTAAAATCTATTTCAGTCTTGAAAAATCGCACAAGTATATTTCTGTCCTTAATCCACAACTTATGAATGGAATTATCGCAACCACAAATGCTGTGGAACCCATGTGCATAGAAAATTTGCCGGAAGACATAAAATCTAAGGCTTATATCGGTGTGAAAATTCCGTGCGACTACTATATGCCGTTTTATCTGCCTGGGGAAATTATTCTTCTTGCTGCGGATCGTGAGCCGCAAGACGGTGAACGATGTATCGTAACAAGCAATGGTGGGATTTATATTGTCGTGAAAACACATATAATTGAAGACGGTGTAAGAAAATGGAGATATGTTCCGCTTATGTCTCCGAACAGCATACTCCCGGAAAATCTTATTGATGACATGATAGGATATGTGGTTGGTTTCGTCAACAATGACGGTGACTGGGGAATCAGATAAATAGATTAAGAGCATGGCTTTTACACCATGCTCTTTTTTGTTGTTATTTCGCAAATATTTTTTATGACTGCTTCTGTAAATGGCAAGTTAGTAACTTATGGTTTTGCAAGCTTGGTAGCAAGTGTAATAACCACTGACTATAATCAAACAGACAAAGCATTAATTGTATTTAATCTTAAATTAGACGAAGTATCATGTTATTCAATTGAAATATGGAAAAATCAAATAATAGTGCGGTATGTAAAAAATGCGATATGGAACAAAGTTGCAGCATATGTGATATCCTAATAATACACACCAATATACATATTATTTGTTTTAAAATCAAACTCCCCACAATACACCAATTACCATATTCTTTATGCTAGCATAAGCACTTCCATCAGCATTTCTTATTCTAGCTGCAAAATGTTGTGCATTGTCGATTGACTTAGACAGTATTGTGCATTCAAGCCATTTCGTTGAGTCACCAATTTGTACTAATATTGGCATGGCACCATCAGGGGCTTGCTGACCAATGTATATTATACCGTTTCCATCGGTATTCCCTTTTATAGTTGTATAACGGATTATGTTTACTAACTTGCCATTTACATCACTTAATCCCCCAGTGATAGTACCGTCACCAATAGTCGAAATATCGGTAGTTCCGATAATGCCTATAAGTGATTTAAGGTTTTTTACAGCCAGTTTAAGTTTTCCAAAAATAGATGATAACTTTTCTCCTGTCGTTAATTCCTCTAAATTTGTTGCTTCTTCAAACGCCACAGTCAAATTACTACCATCACCAGTTTTGGTCAAATAGTTTGTCAAATCTGTTTTGGGAATTGCATCTATTTTTTCATCAACAGTGGTTTTGTCATAATAATTTGTCAAATCAGAAACTTTTTTTGTAATGTATCCTGCATCATTTTCTAATTCGCTAACTTTTGTAGGTATACCTCCTGTTTGCTGTTTTGCCTGCTCCATATAATACTTTGCGTTATCTGTATCTTCTCCTTCTCTTGTTCCGGTTCCACCTACGGCATAAGATTCAGCCAATACAGATTTTGCATTTGCGGATTGCGCATAAGCAGATGCATTTGCGGATTCTACTCTAATATCTGCTAAATAATTAGGCTGAAGCATATCATCTGTTACTGATCCTGTTTTTATCGAAAAAGAATAAGTCTTATTCTTTCCAGTACCAGTCACGGAAACAGCTATGGTTGCAGAATCTTCAAATGTCAACACCGGAATCATAGAACCAATATCAGCTGTAAACTGTGTTCCATCTTCTGTAGTCATGGTAATGATTCCGTCATCAGACATGGAAAATTCGACAGGTATTTTTTCAATATTAAGGTCAAAAATTACTTTTTCACCATTGTACTTTGTAATAGTAATAACACCGGTTGTTTCATCCATAGTCCAGTCTGCAATATTTCCGTTTATTGCAGACTTGTCTACTTTTAAGGCATCCTGTAATATGATACGGTTGTCCAACGCATCAATGGCAGAATCCATTTTATTAAGATTTATTTCATCAATGTCTGTGTTTTCACTGGGGTAATTTTCCCAGTTAATTCTGGTATAAACCTTATTCAACGCCATCTGCAGATACCTCGCTTTCCTCTTTCATAATCTGCATATCTGATAACTGTTTAGTCTCCGAATACACTTCATACAGTACAAGCCTTTTCACCTCGATAGGCAACGGTGTTTGATTTAATACTGTCACAAGGTTGCTTTTTAATTTCTTAATCTCAAAGTTTGCTGCCATATCAATTCTCCCTTACATAGATTTCTTTTCCTTGCTCTTCTGCATATGCATACAGATTTTTGCACAGTTCAGATACCTCATATCCGCTCTGTGCAACCACTGTATCCGACATGTCAATAAGTTGCTTCATAAACTCTTCAAAACCATCGCCATCTTCCGTGCTAAACAATGTGGCATTTATTTCCGTAAACGTGGAAATTCCAATGGTAAAAGCTATATATTGCTGAATTTCTTGCCTTTCTTCCATTACTTCTTTCATTGTTTTTCCAATAATCGTTTGAAGAATAAATATTTTTTTTACCATAATAAATCTCCTACGTCATAAGTGTGACAATTCCAGATGTTGCAGTGAGCAAACCTCCAAGTGATGAAACTCCTGTAATAAAATTAACATTATGTCCAGGATAATCAGCAACATTGGCTGTTTGTGTTACCAAAGATACATCTGATACGGTTCCATTTATATAATTTTTTGTGACACTTAATGTGGCACTTGTCAGTACTGTCTTACTGCCCAATATTTGAGAAGTTGTTGATATGTTTTTTACATATTGTGAATCATATGTTGCTCCATTTCCTACCACTAAAATTCCGCTTACACTTACCATTGAAGCATCAATAGTAAGATATTGTCCCAATCCTTTTATAGATCCTGTGCTTTGCAATAGTTCGTTATAAAATTTAATTTCACCTGATGATACTTCTGTGTAACTTCCGTCTTCCCCTATAGACTTAAAACTACCAGTCATTACTGCATTTTTAGCTGTTATAGTTCCATCTGCTGATATGCTACAGTTATCTGCTTCCAATACAAAACGGTTTCCAGAAATACTTACCTGTCCACTTTCAACACTTAACTGAGAACTGACATCACCTTTTGATACTTTTAATTTGATTTGGTCTGCCTGCAAAGATATTGCCGCTGCCAATTCTACTTCTGTATCTGTTGCCCTTTTTGCTTCTGCTTCAATTTTTCCTGCGTTTTGTGTAATCTTTGTATCCAGTCCATTCTCTACATCCTTGATTTCGGACCGGGTCTCTTCGACATTCCGTTCTAGTTCATTAGTCTTTCCACGGAGTTGAATTATACTTTTGTTAATTCCATTTACTTGTTCACTGTACTTTGGAGATTTTCCGCTTGCTGATATGGTGTCTTTCGGTTGTTGGATTCCTTTGTACGTTCTACTCAACACATAGCTTTCTATGATTTCTTTAGCCGTATATACATTGACTGCTTCTCCAAGGCTCAAACAAGGATTTCCTATTTTTTCACAGTTATAAGGTCTATATTTTACAACTTTAATAACCTCATACAGATTTCTTGCAACCGTTTCCAGTGCATCTGCACCCATTCCATAAACAAGGAAATTATCTTGCAAAATATAACTGTTGTCGTTGTCGGTAATCTCTGTATCTGGGTAAACTGCACCAATATCATTTTCTGATTGCCTTATCTGCACTTTTGTAACTTTTTGGCAGACAAAATCTTCATATTTAACTGATTTGTATTTTCCACCAGTAACCTTTTCTTTTTCAGAACCTTTTCTAGGGTATAATCCTTTCTGTGGATATAATCCTTTTTGTGGATATAATCCGGATATTATTTCTTTAAGGAAAACATATTCAAATTTTCCATCATGGTTAATGTGACCAAAGCATCCATTTATTGAGCAGATTGCTTCCATGACCGTCTGACCAGAAAGTTCGCTTGGTTTGATTGTTTCTGCCATTTCCATGCTGTCATTAGGCAATGTGGTTGCTACTTGCTCAACACCAAAATATGAAAAAAAGCTGTCTCTGAACTGCTTTAAGGTCAGAGGAAATTTCAATCCGTTATACCAGGAAGATACTTCTGATTCTCCAATATCGTATATGGCGTCATATGCCGTCACATTCCTGTAACGCTTATCATCTGTTGGTTTATCGGAAATGACACGGTATTTGCCGAAAATAAACGGTGCGTCAGCATGTCCATTAATCACAGCAGAAACATTTATCTGTTTCCCAATCATGCTTGTGAACACGTTGGAAATTTTGAATTTTAACTGTGATGCATTGCACTGTCCAAATGTAAGGTAATCATCATCACATAGGATTTCTTTTAATTCAAACTGTTCAAAATGGATTTCGCTGTTGGTGATTTTTACAGACTTGTCCTCTGTTTCAATCGTGATTTCCTTTTTGGATGCGCTTTTATCAAACAAATCCGCATAGGTATAGTTACTCATTCGCTACACCTCCGACAAATGAAAACTCTATCTGATTGTATTTAATCTCTCCGTCATAAGTTCCGTAGATTGTAGGCTTTATATCAGCCATATAGCCATATTGTGTGACATATTGACCTAAAAATGGAATGTATGCCGTGATATTGCACCCCTGTTCCGTTGCATCAATAAAGTTGCTTCGTATCCCGGACAGTAACTCTTGCAAATCGTCATCCGTCAGCATTGCAGGCGTGGAAAAATCAACACTTAATGCTTTTAGCTCCACAGCATTTCTATGTACGTATCCATTTGCATCAGTCCACGGGTCTACATCCTGCATATTTACAGCTGGCTGATAACTTTCAGCGGCTATAAATCTTGACTGGTCAATAACGTAATCTCCAATTTTTAAAAGCCATCCTTGATATGCTGACATACGCTCACCGCCTCATTGCATAAAAATAGACAGCACCCATCCAGAGTGCTGTCTGTGTTAAAATACATATACATTCTTGTGTTTTTGGTTAAATTGCTCTTGACCGTATTGTCTTGCGGCAATTCCAATTTGATCTGTTGTTATTCCAAACTCTTTCTCAAGGATTCCTTGCAGTAGCTGATTATTCTGTTTCAGAAGTGCAATTTCCTGTTGTGCCGTGGAATTAATAGCATCTTTGATTCCAGTGATTTCAACTCCACCGGCAACCGCTGTCTTTCCGCCTACTGTCCCGGCAATCTCCGGTACACCGTTTTCTCCTGCCATAAACATTGTGTATCGACTTGGCACGTAACCACCGGTATCAAATCGAGGAATGGTAACATTTTGTATTAAATCTACTCCACTCCAACTGTCTCCAGTTATATTTGCACCCCAAGAAACAATTTTATTAAATCCTTTTAATGCAAAATTTATACCGCTTATGATAAAATTTAATGTACTTTCTATGTTTCCAAGTACTGCGTTCATTGCACTTTTTACACCTGATTTTATTCCGTCCCACAAGTTTGTGAAAAATCCTGAAATCATTTCTGTTGCATTCCTCCATTTATTTTGTAAAGGAGTTATTATATTTGTCGAAAACCAATCCGTCACTTTTCCCCAAATGGTTTTTATATTTCCCCATGAACTTGAAAAAATATTTGAAACTGTTACTCCAAATTCTGTGAATTTCTCAGAAACCGGCTCAATTATATTAGTGCTAAACCATTCAGATACTACACTCCATATTGACTTTATGTTTTCCCATAAAGATGAAAACAATTCTTTTACATTATTCCATAAATTTGTAAAGAAATTTACAATAGGAGTTATAACATTTTCTGAGAACCATTCCGATGATATTATCCAAACTGCTTTTACAACAATCCATAATCCGGTAAAAATCTGATTAACTCTGTCATAAATTCCTTGAAATACATTCTTTATAGGAGTTGCAATATTTGTTTCAAACCATGTAGTAATATTTCCCCAGACAGAAGAAACAAAATCTTTTACTTCCCCTATTTTATTTTTTATTGGAGTGAATATTTTCTCTGAAAACCATTCTGGAATTCCAGAAAACCATTCTTTTATTTCTTCCCAATGGTCTTTTACTACAACTACTACCGTAGCAACTGCTGCTACAACCGCTGCTACAATTCCGGCAACTAATGCAGGTGCTCCTAAAAGTACGGCTCCGACAGCTGCTAAAGCGGTTCCAATAACCATAAGTATCTCATTTAACCAGCTGAAACCTTCTTTTAGCATTTTTACAAAATTTACTACTGCTGTTACAGCCCCAACAGCAGTAGAAGCTATTCCTGCAAACGTTGTCGCAAATGCAGCTATGGAAGATGCTGAACCGCCAAATACTCCGGCTATTGCTTCGCTAAATGACATTCCATTAAATAATCCTTCTATTACAAGTCCTATTTTGGTTGAAATGCTTGCTATCCCACGTTTTATCCATCCTAGTAATGCAATTCCGAAACTTGTACCCTCTTTAGCACCCATTGACGAAATTAAAGACTTTTTAATAGCTGTCCATAAAATATCTCCCAAGCCAGTGAATTTCAAAAGTCCTATTGCTGTTAGAATCGTAGTTTCAATCGGTGCAGCATCAAAACTTCCTTTCCATAGGTCTATTGCCGCATCTATGGCAGTTTTTATGAAATTTCCGGCAGATGTAAACACAGCAGTCCAGTCAATACCGGCAAGAAACTGTCCTATGTTTTGTCCAATCTGATACCAGTCTACAGATGCAATAGCATCGGACATCCAGTTAAATATCCCTGTGACAATACCCGATAAATCTTGTCCTGCTTCGAAGAAATCACCATTGAATAAATCTTTGAATAACTTTTTCACAGGCTCAAGAAGTTTTTCTATCTTATCAGCCCAGCCAAGAGCTGTATTCTGCATCTTGTCAAATGCTTCCTGCCATACTTTTTCGTACTCTGCAGTAGCATCCATGATTTCCTTGGTAAGGTCAATTCCTGTTCCACCAGCGCCACTTCCGGAACCACTGGATTTTGGTGTGGAAATAACTTTTAGTTTGTCGAATTCACGTACTCCGCTCTTTGCATTTTTTGCACTTGTACCAACTTTGTCCAGTGCATCTGCCGTATCTTCCAAATCTTCATTGTACCCGGATACACCTTGACCGAATGACGAAAAGTCAATCTTGATTCCCAGTAAATTTGCAACACTAACAAGCAGTCTCTTAATCGCAATTACGACACCGTTAATAACAGGAAGTACTTTCTGCAATACCGGAATAAACAACTGTCCCAGTACCATTCCGGCTTCTTTTACGTTGTTGGTAAACTGACGGATCATATTACTTGGAGAATTAATTGTATTCGCCAAGTCTCCCCATGATACTTTGGACTGGTCTAAGATTGCCAGTAGACGCAACTGCTGTTTCTCTGCCTGTGACATTTCAGATACAGCCTTTTCAATGCCGTATCTGTAAGCATAAGTCTGCAGTGTGGCATTCGTGATATCAATACCATACTTATACAGTGCTCTTGACTGACCAATCAAACCGGACTGTAAGTTTGTTGCAACTGTACTGTAATCCACGTTAAACAGAGAGGAAATATCCCCGGCAAGCATTGTCATGGACTTTGAAATTGCCGTAGTAACTTCTCCGGTCTGCCCTAAAGAGTTGGTAATAGATGCAAGTTGTGAAGCGTACTGCGTAATCTCCTGTAAATTCAGTCCCAGGTTCTTCATTCCGCTTTCAGAAATCAATCCACCATCTACATCTACTTTCAGACCGGACATTTTACCAAGCAGTTCATTTACACGGCTTCCAAAACTCTGCGCATAATCCTCTGCGTTGTCGTAACCGAATTTTTCAAAATCCTTGCCCCATTCCTTGCCTACTTTGTTAAATGCTACCGTGTAGTAGTTAAATGCTTCGATATAGTCCGTAGTTCCCTCTATGGACTTCCACAGACTTTTAATTCCACGGATCACAAGGAAATATGTTGCGTAGAATCTGCCGAAAGCCGCAGCAAGGCTAAATGTGCTTTTCGTGGCTCTTCTTGCGCTTACCGTATAGGTGTTCAGATTACGTCCTAAAGAGTTTGCGGCTCTCCCGGATGCTGCACCGGTAGATGCCAGTCCTGCCAGTGCGTTTGTCATTCGGATAATGTTCTCACTGACATTTGGAACGGTTGAAAGAGTTGTAAATAACTGCTTCAAATTCTTTGCCAGTAAAGGAATGTTCGTGATTGCTCTGCCGGATGCCACACCACCAAGTCTTGAAATCGAAGATGCTATGCTAGCAATATCCCCTACTCCATCTACTTTAGTTCCTGCCATGTCAGCAGAAAAAGTCTTCAGTGCAGATGAAATCCTGCTTAATCCGCTTGTATCTATTTTCCCCATTCTGTTAATGGAATTTGTCAATGTGGAGATATTCTTAATACCGCTCGTATTCATGGAACTGGCGGCATTTGCGATACTCTGTATGCTATTAGAAATGCTTGTCAGTTTGGATGTATCAATAGACAAGCTTCTCTGAAAATTCGTAAGACTTGATGCAAGTTTATTCAGCGCATTAGTTGCTTTGTTCGCATCCGCACTGATTTTTATTTGAAGATTATCAATATCTGCCATACTGCACCGCCTTTACCGAAATAAAAAAGGAAGTGTCTGCCACTTCCAAGAAAAAGAGCGGTAAGCTGTGACACCTACCGCTCCTAAAATTACTTTTTGAGATATGCCCTTGTAACCGCACCGACTTTTCCATCTACAGTGATTCCAACACTCTTTTGGAATGCTTTTACTGCATCAGAAGTGGTTTTTCCAAAATATCCGTCAATGTTCGTCTTACCTTTCGCATTTACAGACGGCATAAAGCCTTTCCTTACAAGTTCGTACTGCACCCACTTGACATCATTTCCCTTCATCATTGCCAGACGCTTGTAATAAAGAAGTCTTTCCGGCTCTGTATAAGGGTTTCTATAGCTTGTAGAATCCTCATATACGGCATCTAACTCCTTGTACCATACATTCATGTCTACATTGCCTACAATGCCGCCTACACGACCTTTAGAAGTATACTGCCAGCCTACCATGTTCGGTACTTGCGGTTGATACTTCACATTACACTTTCCGTTATTCTTGCCGTACCGTGCGATCCACATGGGATAACTCACACCGCCATAAGGCTTAATGTATGTCTTGTAAAAACTTTCCCCAGTGTACACACCGAACTGCAATCCTGCATCAGTAATAACCTTGCCGTAAGCATTGATAATGGAAATAATATTTTTGCCAAGACCTTTCATAACGGCATCTTCAACATCAAGATATACTGTCACTTTTCTGCCATTAAGAATAGTAAGCACTCTTCTTGCATCAGATCGTGATTTTGCAACCGTTGTAATATATCCGTATTCATATACTCCGTGCACATGGACATTGTGCTCTTTACAACCTTTCCAGTTCTCTTCAAACTTCTTGTCCGGGTTCAAATCCTTACGGATGACTTTCAAAATAGCAAAATCAATACCGTTCTGTTTTACCGCCCACCAGTTAATCGTCCCCTGGTATGAGGACACATCAATTCCTGTTAAACTCATGTTTGTTTCTCCTTTTTGGGATGTGATAATTCAAAATTAGCCTGCATTGCCATAAGTCCTGCAAGGAACGCTTTCCTTTGCTTCTGAATTTCTTTTTTATTATTAGCAATGTCAGCACGTTCTATAATAGGCTTGTCAATATACTTCGATTGTGCTTTTCGACCGTTTAGGCAATGGTCTACGGCAACAGATGTTGCTGCTAGTCCATATTCTCCCCACCACATCCACATTTCTCTGTCTCTCTGCTTCATTTCTAGCTTGTACTCTTCTGCATAAGGCTCTAAATCCGCAGGGCAGGAAGAATCTATATCTTTTACTGTAAATCCGTATCCTTTTGTGCATAAAAGCCACATAGGACGTACTTCTTTACAGTATATTTCCCATGTTAGTTCTCTGACTTCTCCGGTGCTTTCTTGGAGTTCTTCTCCTGCTCCTGTTTCAGGAGCTTCGCTAAAAAACCGTTTTCAAGCAGTTCTCCTTGCACATCAGCAAATAATTTCTGAATGTCAGATTCGTCAGAATCGAAATAATCATCAAGCATGGAATAAACCTCGCTTAACTTTGCTTCTTTCTGCTCTTTGTTGTAAGGGTCGAAACCGTATTCATCAGAGTGGTATTTCTGTAAACCTACAAGAATCAGTTCCGGCAGTAACATGAGAATGTTATTCACGGATTCAATGCCGTCTTCCTGCTTTTCAAGGTTTGCCAGTTTCTTAATAATGTTGTTTTTTACGGTTGCTTCGTAACCAAATTTAATGTTCAGTTCCTTTTCTCCAAATTTTACTTTCAGCATATTTTATCCTTTCCCCAACATTTTGTTGGAAAGGAGCCGCCCGAAGACGGCTCTCTTTTTGCTAAATTAATGTTTCATCTACCGCTTCATCAAAGTCAGCCACGGCAGTGTTATTTGTTTCTGACTGACTTGCTATTCCCCCGTTGTCAGTGCAACGGTAGCATCCAATCCCTTGTATTCCTCAATGGTAAGATTCATTTCGATCGTCAGAAGTTCGTTCTGTCCGATTTCGGGTTGTGGAATCTGCTCGGGCGGCTGTGCAACAACAAAGAAAGATTTCTCTTCTCCGGGAATGACAGTTTCAAACCACATTCTATTTCCGCCAGTAAGAGCCTTATAGGCTGTGATAAGTGCAGTCCATTCAGCCACGGTCTCTGATGTAAAGTTGACTGTGACTGCAAAAGATCCACCAGTATCTGCACGACCTTTTACATATCTGGTGATTGCATCTTCTAACGCAGAAGCATCAATCTGCTCCGGCTCAATGCTGATGCCGCCAATGGCATTGATTCTTGTAAGTTGCTTAAAACTTGTAGGTTTTGTTCCGGCGGTTGTCTCTGTACCATATCCGAAAGTAATACCCAAAGTAGAAATTCCGGCTGCTGCCATAATTTATACCTCCTTAAATTTGCATAAAAAAATAGAGCCAGATGGCTCTAATAGTTACAATGTATCATCAGCACCTACTGTTCTTCTGAACCGTGCAGTGCTTCTGTATGTGTCCTGCGAAGTATTATTGAACTCAGGCATGGAAGTTATTTGAAATCGCAGACGTTTGAAAAGTCCAGCAACCGTAGCCATGATAGCTTCGGCTTCTTCTTGACTTTTGTTGGTTATCACATCGACCTGGTATGATGCTGTGATTCCATTAACAGAACGTGCTTCAAGGTCTTGTCCTGTCTCTGCGAACGGCATAGCATGAAAGTACACCGTAGGGAATGTAGGGTCTGACAAATCCTTGCTTTTGTCCGTCACATAAGCTTTAGGATGGCTCTGTGGTATCTTCATTTTTAAGTACGATGCAATCTTTACTTTGAAATCTGATACCCACTGATATTCATTATTTTCCATTTGATGACCTCCTTAATTCTCGAAGATCTCCTTGAAACAGAATCACATTAGGATCATTATACCCTCTGTAAATTCTAGCCATAATGGATTTTGGGTTTATCCCTAGCAGTTCTCCCCACTCTGTTGCGCATCTTGTTTCTCCATTTTTTGTAATCAAAACATTACTTGTCTTGTTTCTTGCTTGTTCTTTCATGGTTATAAAGGTACAGTTTTCAGGGCAATAATTTTTATGGACATCTATTCTTTCAATAGATAGTTTTGGATTCCATCCATTTTCCAAACACCAGTCAGCAAAAGAATGAAAATCATTCTTCCATTTTTCGCATATGCAAATACCTTTTTCTCCGTATGAATAATATCTTTCAGATTTGGGGTCATAGCATCTTTTTCGCATATTGCTCCAAACTCCGTATAGCTTTTCATAATCTTTTGAATGCATTCCATATGAATTTTTATTTAAGCATCCGCAGGATTTTGCTTTTTTAAGTTGATCGGTTCTTACATATTTTGTTTTCCCACAATCGCACTTTACTTTTACATATTTCCTGTTTTTTTCGTATTTTTCTTCTCCAATGATTACTACTTTTCCAAAACGCTGACCGATATAATAGTTCATAAATCTCTCCTTTTTTCTATAAAAAGAAAAAAGCAGGACTTATTGCTGTCTCACGACATGAGCCTACTTCTCATTAAAAATCTTTTCTGCTTCTGTTTTTACAACACTTAACAATTCCATATATGTGTTATACATAAATGGTCTGCTGTCCATACCTTCGCACCAATAAACTTTCCCGTCTTTGCCTTTGTAAAACCATCCGTATTGACCGGATTTTAATTGCATGATGTGTGAACCACTGCCGTAATTCCATTGAACACCTTCCGGCAAAGGATATGGATATTCTTTCTTTCCACCCATGCTACCAAGAGTACCAAACTCTACGAAAGCCGCATGGTCTGTACCGGCAACCACCGCCCAAACACCGCCACCCTTTACAGAGCCAACGTATTCCGCATGAATGCTTTGCAAAAGTTCCGATGTAAATATAGCATCAAGGTCAGCAATTTGGACCCTAGCAATCTCTACGCCCTTTTCTGCCAGTGTTTCAGCCAGTAGCCTACATTTATACTCTAAGCTATTTTCATAGTCTCTAAGAGCCTTTACAGCCGCTTGTATGGACTTTTGGTCAAACAGGTTGATATTGATTGTCTTTTCCATATCACTTCACCGTCTTTTGCAACAAAAACAAATCTGCTGTCAGTCCCTCGTCTGCAACACCTTTGACAACATAGTCCGCAGTCTTGTTGTCCACAAGTCCGTCATCGTCACGGCCTACTTCTGACTTCTTCCAGATAACGTCCCCTGCCTTAATCGGCAAATAGCCTTTGTCGGTCACAATCTGACAGTACGAACTGGAATCATCAATACCAAATTCTTTTACCAGTACTTCCGACAGCTTATTACTGATGTTGGCAGAAAAAAGGACGGGTTCAGAATATCCAGTAGTTTCTCTCAAAACCACTGGAATCCTTTCTCCGTCCATCTCGATGTACTTTATTTCTCCGTTTTCGTCCCGGTCATAAATCGTGACTTTTTCTCCCTGCCGTGAGTACTTCATTTCCTGCTTGTTAATGTCAAGCATCTTTCTTCACCTGCTTGTAAATCTGATTTACACCAGTGCTTGCCAAACCGGAAACAATTCCTACCGCAATCGCATTCAGTACATCATTTGCTGGGAAATCCGGAATAACATACATTCCTACTACTCCGAGAATGCCACCGACAATGCCGACAACAACCGGGATGTAGTTATCCTTAATAACCGGAATCAGCTTCGCTCCAATACCGGCAAGATAGCAAATAACCACGATTGCAACACAAGTTCCTACCTGTGAAAAATCCATCATTCCTTACCTCCGTTCTCTTTAATGTTAAGTCTTTCCTCAATTCCATCAAGTCTATGATGTGCAGATGCCGTACTGGCTTCAACCTTTGTCAGCTTCTGTTCATGCTCTGCAAGCTCTTTCTTCATCTCTGAACGCTCGCTTTTCATTTCATTGATAGTATCAAGGATGGTGTCCAGTTTCATGTTGATGCGTGTGTTTTCTTTCACACGTTCCTCAATATCCTTTGTGTCTGTTCTTTTGCTGTTTTTCAGACCAATGTAGACGGAAAAACCGAGTGATAACACGCTTATAATGATTGCTGTAGATAACTCTATAGTCACATCATATACCGCCTTCCTAGTTTGTTGGCACACCGCCCACCACCCTTAAAGTGTGCCGCCTGCAACCTTATTACTGGAATCAGTAACATGGTCACGCACAATCTTCTAAACCCCTCGATTTCGATGGGGTTATAAAACTTTTGCAAATGGAAAAACACCCACAAACAGTTCTTCCCGGTCTCTCCATGTTCTCGACACACCATTTTCTGAATAGCTTGCCATGAAGTTTTCACCGGCTTGCGATCTGTCATACACGACAAGATTAACCACAACGGACTGAAATTTTTTCATATCCGCAGCAATCTTCTCTTCCGTGTAGCTTTCCGGGTACATTCTTTTTGCTCTGATGTCGGCTTCTGCTTGACTGATAAGTTGTTCCAAAAGCGGATTTTCTTCCAAATGGTCAAACACGACCTCGGAGCTTTCAGAATCAATATGAAATTGTTTCAGACGGATTTTTACTTGCTCCAAAGTCGTATATTCTGCCATGTGTTACCTCTTAAAGTTCAAACTTTTCAATCAGAATCTTTTTTAACTCACCGCCAGTAGTTTCATCTGCATCAACAATCCCATGTTCTTTCGCAAGAGATTGTATTTCTGCGGTACTCATGCGGTTAATCTCGCTTTTTGTATATTGCTTAAAATCATAAGATCCCGAAGTTTTTCTCTCCGGGATCTCTTCTCCTGCCTTATACCATTTGCCGTTGAATTTAACTGTGTACTGTGCCTTCATAAGCACACCTCCTACGCTACCTTCATAACAACAACGCTGTCCATACCCTCAAAGGTAGGAAGTCCGATCATGGACACTACGCAGTGAGTATTGATAGGATGGTTGGTAGCATAAGTATAAACGGAAATACCAGTTTCTACGATGGACAAATTGCCATCGGTGATGCTTCCGCTTCTTTCCTCGGGGGTTTTCCCAAATACATAATCACCAAGGTATACGCCAGCGCATTGAGCGGATACAACACCAGTAGGTACGAAGTACTTGGTCTGACCGTCTGCAGGATCAATGTACAACTTGTCATAAACCTCGATCTCAATTCCGTATCCACGCAGATATTCAGTAACCTGAGACTGCTGTAAACGGATTCCACCATTGTAAGCAGTGATTCCGAGAACCTGTTTCTTGGTGTCCTCTGCTTTCAGAACCATTTCCCACGTCTCGGTGTTCATGGTAAATCTTGTCAGGGAATAACCAGTCTTCTTTGCGAAGTTTCTTCTGGTTTCAATCAGATCATCCAGCGGTGTTGCGGTTGCCGGAACGTTCCACTTATCACTCTCTCCGGAAATTTCTACGAAATGGTCTTTCTTATGCTCAACTCCTGCATCGGAAGTATAATCAACATAAAAACTCTTACCACCGATAGTGACTTGTACACGGGGAATGCCGTCTGCCGGTGCAAGCAACTGCCAGATTTGTCTCTCAGGAACAACTCTTGCTCCTTCAATCAGCATCATAGGCTTTTTACTGATTTCACGAAGAACATCATTTGCAAGAGAAGCATTTTCAGCACTCTGATAGTTTGCATACTGCTGTTCTTCTTCCTCTGTTACCATGTAAGATTCACGGTAAAAAGGCATTTTGTTTTGGATATCAGAAAATCCTCCAACATCTCTTAACTCTGCCTGTGCATCAAAATTAGATGCTTTCAGAGAAACAGGAAGACCGCTCTTTCCCTTAATGAATCTAAGGTCGAGACTATCCTGCTTTCTTGTTCCAAACTTCTGTCTGCCAAGGTAAGGTGCAGAACCTAAAGTTTTTTCATAGTTATTCCACATTACACCGAGACTTCTCGCTGTAAATGCTTCGCTTAATGGTAATGCCATAGTTAATACCTCCTGTTATTTACGCTTCTACAATAGGTTCAGCACCGTAAAAAGTTACTCTCGGTGTTACTTTTCTTGCCGCATCTGCGATGGCTAAGGACTTTACCTTCTCCCAATCAATAGTTCCTTGGTATACATAAGTGCCAGGTGCATCGCCCATAGTTACATCTACATCTTCCAGCAGATAACCTACGCACTTGTTGTCATTAGACGGATACGGTGTACCGGCAGGCACAACTTTTCTTCCGTCAGTTCCTGCACTCACACCGCTCTGTTCTACGATGCAGGCTGCTCCCTCATAAGGGAAAAACTTCAAAATACCTTTACTTTGTGTAAAGTCTCTAGTAATAGGCTTACCCATTCTTTTTACCTCCTATAAAACATAATGGTTTTTTGCTTCTTCGCTTGCTGAATTGCTCCCAAAGCTGATTTTTTCAGCGTTTTCTACGTCCGCTGTTTTTTCTTTACCGCCAGCACTTCCACCGCCCGGATTTGTGGTTCCGTTTGCAATTTCCTGCTCTTTAGCCTGTGCCGCAGCAGTCTCTTTATCAGAGATAATCTTTCCGAGTACTTCGTAGTCAAAACTGCCGTCATCCTTGATAACCTGTGATGCCTGTTCAGCAGAAATGTTAAACTTGGATGCTGCATTGCTTCTCTGTGCCGCAATAGCCTGCGTCTTTTCAAGTTCTGCGATTTTTGCATTTGCAGAATCAAGGTCTTTTTGCAGTCTTTCCGAATCGGATAAACCCTTATCTTTCATGGCTGTGTATTCCTTTTCCAACTCACGCAGTCTTGTCAACTCTTCACTGTTTTTGTTTGCTTTTGCGTTTGCTGCCTGAACATCCTTGCTATTCTCAGCAATGATTTTTTCAATCTGTTCATCAGTCAAACCCATAGCTGTCAGTTCTTCTCTCTTCATAAATTACCTCCGTTATGTCCTACGAATTTTTATACGGTGCAACGACACCGGTTGACATTGCCGGTTTATACGCTCACGGCATTGCGAATTTTTATAAAATAAAAACAGCTACCTATTTCTAGGCAACTGTCTTATTTTGCATTTGTTTTACTATTTCCTGTGCTTTCGCCATCTGCTCTTCTATATTGATAATGTCAGCAGTTTTCCACAGAGCATCAAGGTAAGGCTTGGAAAGGTTGAAAGTCTTTTCACAATCTCCCCAAAGTCCAACCGTTTTAATTGCAATAAGAGGATGAATACCACACTGCAGAAGTTGCAGTAATGTCTGCGACTTGGTATACATATTATCTTGTGGACTGTGGTTAATCTGCACATCAAAATCTCTAAGAGTGATTTTCAGATCCTCTTTCTTAATGCGGATAACATTCAGCGCAACCTTGGCCAGTCTCTTCTCTGCTGTCTTAACAACAGGATCCTTAAGCCTTGCTCTTGATTTTGAAAAATCCCATCCGTTTCTCAGCTCAACCGCACCCTGCGTATCACCGCCAGTGTTTCCTTGCTTGTTCGGTATTCCCAAAATTGAAAGTGCGCTGTCTGTTAAATCATCCTTGGAAACCTGTGTCTGCGTTTGGTCAAGCTCCTGAGACATGACATCCACATCAGACTTATTGTCTTTATTGATGGACTTTACAACCAACGCATGGTTCATCTTCATTTTTTTGAACTCTTCTTCGTCAATCTCACAGTTTACAAATTTGTACCATGCCTGGATAAACTGCTCTATGCCGTCCATTCTGTTTGACTGCGTATTATTGATTGCATCCAACAGATCTATAACAAGTTCAATATCAGACAACCGCTCATGGTTGTTCGGAAATTCTACAATCGGAATACCACCAAATCCATGAAGTTTCCATGTATCAGGAACAACCGCACTGTTTTTTATCTTACATTCATAGGATTCTGTGTAGCAAAGTTTGTACCACTCTCCATTTTCATCTTTTAATTCCTGTACCGCCAAAATTGGTTCTTCGGAACTACGGTTATAAATAACAAACGTGTTCAGAGGATTAGGTGCAACCACACGTATAGGCACATCTCCATTCACAATCTGAATAGCTTTGAATGATGTTCCGGTTGCCGACTGCCACTCACCAGCTTTTATGTCTTTCTCATGCTTATTTGCATCTGCTAAGTAATCATTCAGTTCATCTACTGCCTTATTTACAGCTTCATCATCTTTTCTGCTGACAAACTGAATAGGCTCTCCGTAAGTCTGACCGACCTTGAACTGTACCCACTCATAAGCATGATTCTCAACGATTTTGTTCGTTATATCCTCATTTGACAGCTTTGTTCTGTACAGTACCGGCTGATCTCCTTTGTAGTACTCCCACAAGTACTTGATAACTGACTTATTGTAATTAAAAACACCGATGCAATCACCAATAACCTTTACAATGTTGTCTTCGGTTATCTGCTCTACATCCGTATATGCAATTTTTCTACCATGACAACCTTTGACAAGGTCTTGAAATTTCATAGTGTTCATATTTCCACCTACATAAATGTCATTCCGCTACTCTGGTATCTTTTTGGAAGTTTCTTGATCTCACGTTCTCCGGTCTCCGTATGGTAAACAACCATTTTATTGCAATTCCGGCACTTATATGTCTTGTCGATATGCGATTTTGAACTGCATTCACCGACCAACCGTCCGCATCCCGGACAGTACACTCTAATTTTTTGGTTAAAAATCATAAATACCTCTTTTCTGCGCACAAAAATACCGCCCTTGCTGATAAGAGCGGTACTTCTGTAGTCTTCACATGATCTGAGGAGGAAATGAAAAATATCTTGGAATCTTTCTGCATCTTAATAGTATCACGGAAAAATCGGACATATCGGACAAGTTTATATGGAACTATACGATTTCGTATGTTTTTTCAAAAATATCAGGCTTGCAAGGGTAAAATTCTCCATTTACTCCTTTTATTATAAAATCATTTATAGATACGTTCATATATCCCTCTAAAGTTTTTATTTTCATGATTACATGAGGTGAAGATTTTCCTGCTCTCCAAGCATCATCGATAATTTCATATATAAGCGATTTCCCAACAAATGCTTTTATTTCATCTAAGTTAATGCCATTCCATCTAATAGCTTCAACAATAATAGGTATCTTTCTATATTTTGCCATTTTTATACCTCCGTATTATTTTAATTTGCCATATAGCGGTCAAATGCTTTTCTTACGCTATCCTCTGTGTTTCCACCACCGATTCTATCAGCAACCTTGTTCCATGATAATTTTTCAATAAATCGTAAATTTATGATTCGTCTTATACGACTGTCCTGAACGCTTGCAATAAATTCTTCGACTTCATTATTTTTTTGCAGTAAATCGTCCTCTAAAAGCTGTAAAGTAGCCTTTCTGGAATAAAGCAGTGTCCGTTTTCTGCTGTACTCCGGATAAGGAAATCCTTCAATACGAAAATGTTCAGTGCCGCCGCATCCACCTGATACGCTGTCAACAACATTCCCATCCGATTCAATTTTTCTGATATCCGATTCAAGTTTTTTAATCTTCTGCTGTACTTCTTTGATTTCTTCCTGTAAATCTATGTATTGAGATAAAACCTCTTTAGTCACCATAATCAATACCTCCGTGCGAAAGAGAATGGGTTTTGAATTGCTTCTGCTCTTGCCATTCTTTTATTTCCGTAAATCATGTCACATAGTTGTGCCGTAGAATCTATCCCGTCATCATGCTTCATTTTCCCTTCAAAAGTAGCAGACAAAATATTTTGAAAATACTTTCTGTACTCTTTTGTTTGATATTTCATGTCCACAAAATGAAGTTTTCGTATGTCTGGAGCATGATTTTTGATTCTATCCATTTTTGCAGTCTGATTGTCTGCCGGATCATGACTTGTGTTAATAGGATATCCGTCTTTTTCCCATATCTTTTCACAATCTGTACGGTATGCTGATGTTGTCTTTGTTTCCTCAAAATGGACTTCTGCTGTCTTATTATTAAATTTATCTAAATGTCTTTCCATTCGTGAAGTAACTTCCGGTATGGTAATTTCCTTATCACCGTCATTGTAGACAACATCAGTGATATAATGTTCTCCGTCAATCTCATAGCAGATAGGCATTGATACAAAATCACCGCCACCATAAGCAGGGTCATTAGCTGCAAATATCCTATCAGGTCTTATTCCTTCAAGTTCTGCCGGATTAAAGAAATTCATCATATCGACATTGAACATCTGACCTTTTCTTTCAATAGGCTCCTGTTGATACTGTGCAAACCATGATGCCATATCGTCATTGTTCTCAAAAGATGCCATACGTCTTTTGTAATCAAGAGTTGTATATCCCAAATGATACGGATAATCAAAATTGCTATCTCCGTTTTCATTTAGTGCAGGAATAATAACCTCTCTGTGCCGTATGCCTTTGTATTCAGGATCATTTTGTAATAGGTCTAACCGTCTACCTTGAACGTCCTTTTTCGCCCAACGTGTTCCTATCCCCAACAATTTAGCCTTTCCAGGCTTAATTCTCGGCATAAAGTTGTTGTCGAATTTTCCCCATACAGTATTTTGCCTATCTTCACTCAATGCTTCATCAATACCGCTGAATAAGTCATCATAAACTCCAAGCCCGTCACAGTCACAAGCACCATTCAATGTTCCGTAAATGCTTCGCATGGTAAATGTTGGGTATGTCTTTTTACGGATAAGGTCTACTGTCAAATCTTTTCCATCAGTGACTAACTTTTTCTCAACTATGTTTGGATATATTTCAGCATATGTGTATGTCGGGTCTGTAATCATTTCTATGATGCCGTCATAGTAACCACCAGTAATTTTGTCCGAATATGCCGAATACAGATTAGATCGCTCTGGTCTGTTAGAACCAAACCACAGATTTCCCATTTTGACTATTTGTGTCTTTCCGATACGTCCGGGGCAAAACACCATTCCTTCGTCCAGCACATCATCGTACAGATCTTGAATAAGCTGTGCTACCTGCCGTAATGGATTTATTCTCGGCTGATAAAATCTCTCTTCTACCGGTCTATTCTTTTCCATGTATAGCATGAAACTTTCAAATTGGTAATGTGCTTCAATCAGAAGAATTTTGTAATAGTCATCAACAAGGCTGTATTTTTCTTCATGTTTTTGGCTGTATTTTTCAAGGTCAAGTATTCTACCGCCTGTCCTATCCATGCAGAAACGCTCTACAATGCCTTTAGAACGGTTTGTTATCTGTAAGCCATAAGTTATATCTTTTTCACCGTTTATAGCCACTCTGCAGGCTTCTATATACGCATCAATGACCTGTTCATCAATCCCTTTGCGCTGTATGTAATTGTCATAGCTGTTTACTGCCGATATAAGGCTCTGACTTGCCAATATAAAAGAGCCTCCTTTCCTTACATTTTGGAAATTTGGCTCTCTGCGTAGGCACTCTACGACTGGTGCTCTAGAAAATATTCTATTTGCTATGCTAAGCAGTCCAAAACACAACATAACACATATGGTTTGTGTCAAATGTTATACTAATAATTTGTTCTGCACTCTTTAATTCTTCCCAATCCTGGTCATTTTGCAGAATGGCTTGATTTATATCATTAAGGTTTTTGCAATATTGCCATTTCACCAACTTTGCTTGATTCATAAATTATTTCACCACAATTCTATTGATTTCCCCACATTTTGGGCATTTGATTTCAGCCTGTCCGTTGAATTTGCCTAAAAGGCGGTTGCATTTGCTACAACGATGTTCGGACAGTTTTACATAAAAACATTTTTTCAAAGCTTCCTCGTCTTCCTTTGTATCTGCCACTACAATCGGGTCTTCTCCCAGTGTTGTACATTCAATTTTTACATTTTCAATATTCCCGATGTTTTTAGGTGTGACCTGTCGAAACACATCACGTTCTATATTTTCAATTACTGCTGTCATGCTCATTCTTCCACCTCTGACAAATCAATAACAATTAGCACAGTACCATAACATTTCCATAAATCACATCTTTCTTCTTCGGCTGTTTTTCTATCAACATAAAGTGAATGTGGTTTGTTGCTTTTGACATTAACAAGTGCGTATTTGTATTCTGGATAAAACTTTTCTTTTGCTTCTGCAAGATTCATTACTCCAACAACTTTCTGCCGCACATGGGGCAATAATTGATTTTTATATATCCAAGGCAACCACTGTCTCCTGTGTCGATCAACACTCCAAATCCATTTTCATCTTTGCAAATAAAATCTCCTCCAGCGTATCTTTTTTTCATATATTCATAATCGTTCATTGCTATATCTTCGCAAAATTCACACATGATTAAAACCTCGCTTCACAATGCTCTACCAATGTTTCCAACGTTTCCTTGTCGTACAAAATAGAACCGTTCTTGTCCGCTTTGTATTTATCAAAAGTGCATATCGTAGTTATAAAATTCCCAATGGAGTCCGCATGGAAATTTAAGTTGTATACTTTCTTCTGCCACTTGCCGTTTGCGTATATCTTGGTGTAACCGCCTTTTCTTGTCTTGATAATGATTTTAGAACGTGACTTTTTCATTTTTCATCCACCTCTCAAACTCTTTCCGGCACTTAGGGCATAAATGAAATTCTTTGTATCCAACATCACATATTTCTTCAATTTGAACTGCCATAAGTAACGGAGATATAAGTTCAGTATCAGCAACATATCCTGTTACATTTGCAAATCTCATATTAAATTCTGCTGATGTAATCACTTTCCTTGTTAAAAAAGTTCTTCTTTCCGGCATCATTTTTATTTCAGATCCACACCGATCACAGGTGTACCATTCTTTTTCATGTTTCATATCATATCCTCCGTAACCCATGCAGACGGAATCGAACCGACGACACACATCCTATGCGGATGCCGCTCTTCCACTGAAGCTATGCATGGAAATCGCACCGTAAAACCTTTTTATGCTTGCGCTTGCCATAACCAAATTTGCACCGCCTACTTGTCACTGACTATCCACAATCTCACAGTCTTGTCTGTTCTCTACTTCATAGGCTTGGTTTTCGCTAAACATATGTGGCTTACGTTTTAGCTAGGGAATAGTTGCCGTGGGAGTTGAACCCACCCGACGCAAACAAGGTACGACTACTTTTGAATCTGCAAATTCTACTCGCAGAAGTGTTTTTCGTTGACCGATAATGAGCAACTACTATCCATACATCTCCCATCGACCTGAACTATTGCAGTAGTGCCAGACTAAGTGGAGATAAAGATAAAGTTGGGATGATGGGGCTCGAACCCACAGCCTATGCCTTAGAAGGACACTGCTCTTTCCATTTGCGCTACATCCCAATGTGCGTTTCCATAAGCTGTATGCCTACATTTAAGGCACTGACACAGCGCAACACTTACGGCTATTTTTATTTTTGCAGGGCATCCGCCAGTTACCTGCTAGCCGGTTGCGATCCGACCTTGTGGGGAAAGAAGGAGTCGAACCTTCGGTGTTTCTAATGTCACGGTTTTACAGACCGCTGCAATCGCCACTATGCATATTTCCCCAAAACCTGTGCCGTATAACCACCGATAAACTTCTGGCACACCTATCTGCTACCTAACGATTATTGCAATCACGGTATCGTCTTATCGACGCAGATAAAGTTTTCTCCGCTATATAGTTGCAAGGCTTCAAGCGGTTACGTGGAAAACCCTCACGAGCCTTGCGACGGCTCTTAACAGCATTCCGCTATGAGGTGAAAGGAGTATTCCATGTAGGTGGAATATTCGCAGATGGCAAAGACCGAAAGAAGAAAACATCTGCGAAACAGGACTACCAGGATTCGGACCTGGGATGCAGCAGTCAAAGTGCTGTGCCTTACCGCTTGGCGATAACCCCAAACTCCGGGAGAGAGACCATCTGCTCCCGGATTATTTTCGTGAACCACTTTATTCAAAATTGTCACGCCTGCGCATGGTACTTTTTTAAATAGGGGAAATATTTGTCATTTCCCACACGCAGGCTCCATACACTTATCGTGTCTTGACTTCAACGGTTCGTAGGCATTCCCCAGCCGTAAACGAGCCGCAAGCTGTTTAGGTTTTATGAATTTCACCCACTCTGTTCTCCAAAATGGGATAATTCGCATAATCTCCGGTAACCACATAGTTTTTGTAGCTATACCCACATAAAAGTTATTCCAAATGCAAGAAACATTGCAGTTGCAAAGAAGAATACTCCGTCTGATGCCGTTTTCTGCTTTGGAGCATATAATGCACTTGCTATTGCGAAAAACGCCATTACTGCAGTTGTCATAATTTTCAAAATTATGAATAAAATCATGTTAACTCTACCTCCCACACAAAGTAATTTGCAATCAGCAATATCAATCCGAACGCAATGCCAAGCACTCTTGAAATCGTATCTGCACTAGAATCCCGTGCAATCTGAAAACAACTTCCGCAAATAGTAAGTAATGCTGTTGAAGAACATACTTTTAAGAATTTCCTGATTATGTTTTTCATTTTTTCTTCGTCCTTCCTTCAATTTCATCGATCATTGCCATTACCAGTGCTTTAGCAAACTGGCTATTGTTATGTATTTTAATCAGCAAATTGCCCTGCCGGATAAGATACGACCAGTCATCATCCGTTTTCGGATTAGCGCACTCTTTATGAATTTTCCAAACCTCTGTGTATATCTCTTTAATCTCCGGTGGCAATTCACATTTCTCCTTAACTGGCAAATCTTCTTTAGGCTCTTTATCAAGTCTGCTCTTTTGGTGCTTCATCTGACAGCTAACCATTTCTGTAACGTTCTCACGGTCTCTCTTGATTCCGTGACCTTGCAGAAACAACTCACATTGCAGGACTTCACCGCATTTTGAACATTCGTCTTTTATCTCTTTCCCAAATATCTGCATACACTTAATCTCTACCAGTGACTACCGCTCTTAAAAATACTCCGATGATGAACAGGATATACACCCATGCAGGAGCATGTAATTGAAACAGTATCCATGCTAAAACTATGTAAATGAAAATCATGTGGTACACCTCCTAAGGGTCTTTTTTATTTTTGAGGAAATTTGAGGGACTAAGTAGGGGCTGTTCGCTGGTCCTGCCAGACCCCCTCCCCCTGTGTGCTATGTTTCTTTTCAACTATGCGTTAAACTAATCTTTCACGAATAGTTAATTGACGTATCCTTAACTATCCCACATTTCTGCACGTTTCAAAGATTGTTGCTACTCATTCGCATCTACGTTGCTATCGTCATACACTCCGGAATCGGTCAACATTGATTTATTTTGTCCAAAATCTGTGTCTAATCGTGGGAGTTGGTCGGCTGTCCTGGTTATTTTGTGCACAATCTCTTGCTGTGTGGTCTGTTTCCTTCCGTGGTCGTTGTTTAATCGTTCCGTTGCTCCCAGCGCATTTCGCAGATTAAAAGCAACAAGCTGATCGCAATCTGCATCATCTAACCAATTTACAAAAGCTTTTCTGACCTCGTCCATGCTCGATGTACTTGATTTAGTCCTCCAGGCACTTAAGGCCTGTTTAGATATCCCTGTTAATATCTTAAATGTATCAGCTGTAGCAGTCATATCATAAGCATTAGCTAACTCCCTAAGATATAAATAAACCTCATACAACAGATCTATGTTGTATGCATTGTAGTTAGTTAGCATTTGGTTAATACTATTATCAACTACGTTTTTGGGTGTATCTTTTAATACATTGCCAGGTCTTATATAATTATTATATATATATTGCATAGCACCATTAAAAACCGGTTGCCGTTGTGATCTCATGTCATCGATGCCATAAGCTGCACAATAATCGTCAAAGTATTTACGGATATTTTTTTTAATCTCGTCAATGTTTGGAATCTCTCTGACGTCCTGCACCGCTCTGCACCTCCTGAAAATCTGCAATAAAAAAAACACTAAGCCTCACTCAATAAACCTATGCCTTTTGATCTCCTCCACAGATCAAGCAAAAACATAAATTTACAAAAGTGATCAGCCAGTGACTTCTGATCGGTTCCGGTCTGTCGGCTCCGGTGGTCTTGGTTACAATCTGGGCGGCTGCATATCCAAAGGGGGTTGGATTTGCACCGCTGTCACTCGCACCGTATTAACGTCGGCTCCCTAACTGCCTTAATCATACCATAAGTGCTATTTATAAATCTACAACAACCTTTTACGCATTTGACAATTTGATGTGGTATATGTCTGCCGGTGATCCTGAGCATATAAAAATCATGCGATTAAAAAATATCATCCGTGTAAATTTGACAAATGGGATTTTTTGACAGACAGACAGGTAATTTTTGCAGATGGGTACATGGTGGCAGCTGGTCGGCTCTAGTATTTATATATACTTGGTTATACAATGTCTTTCTGCACTTATTTACTTTTATTTTATCTAACCTTTATTTTATCTAATCTCCTTTTATTTAATCTGCGTCTACAAAATGTCTACAATTTGTCTACAAAATTTAGCACGTTAAAATATCACAGTGAAAATAGATCAAGAAAAGCAGGTTGTTACACCTGCTTAATTCCTGTTTATGCTGTTGCTCTTTCTGTTCTTCTGATCCGTTCCGCTCTCGCTGTGATCCGGTCAATTAAGGCCCTGTCACCGTATGCGGTTTTGCTGGTCAATAACTCCGAATCTGTCATGCTCTCCAGTGCTTGGAGCGTTTCCGCTTGCACTGTTTCCAGTGCTTGGAGTTCTGCCCGGTTAAATTCTTTCAGCCGTTCGGATTCCGTTGTTTCCAGTTGCTCCCGGTAGTACCGGAAGAACTGCCGGACGTTTGAGCGGATCCGGGCGGCTTTCTTTGCTGTGATCTGCTCCGGTGTTCCTTTCATGTCGTTTGCTCCTTTTCTCTTTGTATTCGTTCAATACCTTGCTTATAAATTTCTTCCGCTTCTTTCCTCTTGCGTTCCACCCATTCAACGTTGCTTTCGTCTGGCCGCTGTCCTGGTAAGCCTGCCCATTTCGGAGGATGTTTTATAACTGGTTTAACTTCTCCGTGCTCTCTAGCGGCTCTTTCTGCCGCTGTTTTGGCTTGTAAAGCGTGTAGCCGTTCATTTGCCTGCATGAGTGCGATTTTCTCGTCTATGGGGCTTTTAGAGCCTGTCACGGGCATTTCTTTCGGTTGCTCTGTCACTGTCTGCGGTTGTACTGGTTGCAATGCTACGATCACGGCACCTATAACAAACTGGTTGACACTTACACCGTTCTTTTCTGCCTGCGCTTTGATCTGCGGTTCTAGGTCTTTCGGGAATCTAATCATTTGGTTAAATGTTTCCGCCATTTTAGCACCTCCTTTTCTTGTGATATCATTAATGCGATATCATTAGTTTTTTTTGATATCATTTGTGTGATATCATTGCTGTGATATCATGATATCATTAGTGTGATATCACTTGTTTGATATCGTGATATCACTATAACATTATGTGCATTATATGTCAATAGATATATGTGCATTATTTTTTGTATTTCTCCATTTTTTCAAGTTCTGCCGCAACTACTTCTTTAATAAACGTGTTCGGCTTTTCAATTCCAAGCTCTTTCATTTTGTCCCTAGTGCCTGCCGGAAAAACTATATTTATACGGTCGTTTCTTTTTTCGTATTCTCTACTAGCTTTTAATTGTGCTTCACTTGTTTTGTTTATACCCATTCTTATTACCTCCATACAATATAAATATAGCTTTACTATACTATATGTGCATTAGTTTGTCAATAAAATATGTGCAATATACATTTTAACTAATAAACGCATGGTTATATGTGCATTATTTTGTTAAATATTACATATTGTATATGTGCAATATATTTGTTATTATAATATCAACAAATAAATAAAGCCGGTGACACCTACCAAGCGAACACCGGCACCCAAAAAGAAAGGCACCCATATTATAACACGGGTGAAAAGGTAAAGCAATATGAGAAAGAATGAATTATTAGAAGCAATCAACAACAGCAAGGCAAGAAGCGCATGGAATAAAGGTGTAAAGATCTATGCTTATGAGCTTGTAGAAGCTCTGGAAGTTGAAGAGATCCCGCAGGACAAAACAGAGTTAAAAAGCCTTTTACTGAATGGCGCCGCTGACTGGAAACAGTACAGTTGGGGTGGCTGCTCTCTGATTTATGATTGTGACATTGCCGAACGTCTCTGTTGCCCGTCTGAGTTAAAAAAGGTTTGCGGCGGCGAGAACAAACCAAACAGATCCGAGGAATGGTTAGACACACAGGCAAGAGCATTAAGCCATTCTTTTGATATAATTTATCATATTGTTAAATTTAGCAAGTAAGACAGGCTTACACCGGGGTTCGATTCCCCGGCTTGCTTTTACCCGGAAACGGGAAAAATTGAAAATGTGGAGGAACAAGAAAATGAAAATTATAGAAATTTCGGCAATGCCTGACGGCACAGAAATACAACTAGAGGATTGGCACGACAAAAACACAAACGATTATAATGATTTATACGGTTATGTAATAGGTGCATATCCAGTTGCTAAAAATTCCGGTCGTTTGGGTTGGGTAAAATCCGGAGAAAAATTTAGAATATCAATTAGTTATAATAAATATGCAAATTATACTGATGAAATGGTGTTGAGTGATTTTGAAGCGTTAAAAAATGGAGAAAAAACATTATCAGATTTAAAAGATCATTTTTTTAATAACTTTAAAGATCAATTTTATTTGGGAATTATAGATTTTGAACATTGACAGCCATTGCAGAGGATGCCCGCCGGGAGCGATGCCCGGCAATGGCTTTATGGGTGTATTTTACCCAAAAATTTAAAAAAAGGAGGTTGCCAGGATGTGGAAAAATGTCAGTGAATTATTAGAGTCTGCAAATAAAGAATATGCAGAAATTGAAACGGCTTTGCAATCAATTTTGCGTGGAGAAATGCCAGCAGATCAGGCAAACAAGCAAATAAAAAAGAATTTGGATAATGTGGACAACTTAATAAACAAATACGGTAAATAAGGCGGAAATAGTCCGTCTTTTTGTCGTGTTCCGTTGGATCTTCTGCCGTCTGGCGGTCTATTTGTGTTACTCTTCCACCGGATCCGGTCAGATCCTGCGCCCGGATATATTGACGGCTTGCGTTGTTTTGGTGTACAATCAAATATTACAAGGGGATTATAAAAAATGCGAAAAGTGGGAATCGGTCATGTATATGACATTATGGAGAGCGTAGCGGATGCCGGGGAACGGCTGGAAACCGTCATAAGGGTGGAGACTGCCACCGGCGGTCTGTCTCCGGAATCTGCGGAGCTGTTGCGGTCTGCGTATGATTCTATGCTTTCGGCAGTCGGAGACCTTGCGAAAGCTGCGACACGGTGACCGGGTGACCGGTCCAGAACTTGCACAGCAGAAGCACACAGATGTTCCACACCTTGAATCGGTCTGAAAAAATCTGCGAAAAAACTCTGAAAACGGATTTTTCAGCTTGAAAAGTGCTACCCCGGGGGGATTGAAAATTTTTAGCACGAAAATTGTAGAAAAATTTTTCTTTCAAAAACCTCTGAAAACGAGATTTTCGGTTGAAAATGCAGACCTACGGGGGTATCAAAACGGTTGACCTTGAATTTTTTTCAATACTTCACATCTATTTATCGACAGAATACCACAAATGTGTTAAAATTTTATAAAATCAAAAATGAAAGGGGTAATTACTCTATGAAACAAAGTCCTTTAGGAATCACTTCAATGGTGCTTGGTATTATAAGCATCCTCACAGCTTGTATAGCTTTTGGCATTGTGCCAGGTATTATCGGCTTAATACTCGCTATTATTGCTCTGTGTCAAAAGGACAGAAAGCACGGAACAGCTATCGCAGGTCTTGTGTGTTCTGTTATCGGAATTGTAATTTTTGCCATTGTGGTATTGTTTGTAAATGGCGTATCTGATAGCAACAAGGAATCTACTGGAAAACAGACATCGGTTTCTGCAACAACGGAAAGTTCTGCCGCAGTATCAGAAATCGCACCGGAATCTAAAGTTGAAGAAGCGGAAGTACCGAGTGGTACTGTTATTTCTCCCGGTTACACATTCGATGCGGACGGCTTGCAAGTCACAATCAATGACTTTGACCTTGACTTCACTGATTATGAGGATGAATACGGTTGGAACGCTCCTGCTGATGGAACAAAATACATTATGATTGATGTTTCTTATCAGAACAACAGCAAAGATGATAAGTATGTAAGCATCTACGATTTCCAGTGCTACGCAGACAATACAGATTGTGAGCAGAATTACAGTGTTGTTGATAGTTCTTCGTTAAATGCTAATCTTTCAAGCGGAAGAAATACCTCTTACAAGATTGCATTTGTAGTTCCGCAGGATGCGCAAAGTATTGAACTGGAATACGAAACAAGTTTATGGACGGGTAACAAAGAAGTTATCAAATTACAATAGAATATAGGATTATAAGGGCATCCGCAAGGGTGCTCTTATTTTTTATGTTGCGAACCCATGTTCTGCATGATATAATATGTGTCAGTTAGGAAGTCTTGCATCACGTCCGGTGAGTGAAAGCTGATTAGACAGCCTAGATTGCAACCAAGACCCGGAATAAAGACAGACCAAAAAGAGATTGGAAGTTCGCTACTCCAACAGTAACAGGGGTAGTGGGCTTATTTTTATGATCTTCTACCCTCTCATATAAGACTACGGGAGGTAATGAAAATGAATGAACTGGAAGTATTTAGCAACAATGAATTTGGTGATGTAAGAACCGTTATGATTGATGGGAAACCTTATTTTGTAGCAACTGATATAGCAAAGGCACTTGGATATAAACGACCATCGGATGCAATTTCTGCTCATTGTAGGTATACGGCAAAATACAGTATACCTCATCCACAAAGTGAAACCAAAACGATAGAGGTAAATGTGATTCCAGAGGGAGATATGTATAGGCTTATTTCTCACAGTGAATTACCATCTTCTGAAAAGTTTGAAAGTTGGATATTCGATGAGGTTTTACCATCCATTCGCAAAACCGGAACATATTCTTTGGAGCAGTCTACACCGAATGTACCTATGACTTATCGTGATGCTGTGGCACAACTTTTGGAAAGCCTTGACCGGGAAGAGGAATTGAAAGCACAGCTTGATACTTCCAAGGACTGGTACTCTATCAAGCGTGTTGCGGCACTGAATGGTGTGTCATGGAAACGTTTTGACTGGCGAAAGCTGAAAGCTACCGGAATTACAATGGGATATGAAGTAAAAAAGATATTCGATGCAAATTATGGCGAAGTGAACACTTATCACAAGTCCGTATGGGAAAAGGCATATCCGCAGTATGAATTGTAGAAAAATCAAGAGAGTGACACCACTCTCTTATTTTTTTGAAAAAATGCTTGACTTTTTGTGCCACATTATGTATCATTTAATTGTGCCACAGAAAGTGAGGTGTTAAAAATGTCACCACGCACAGGTAGACCTAAAGCATTGGAACCTAAAACAGTAGAGGTTAAGGCAAGAATTGATGTTAAAACAAACGAACGACTTAATCAGTACTGTGAGAAACACAATGTCACAAGAACTGATGTTGTAAGAAAAGGAATTGACAGTGTTTTAGAAAATGAAAAAGAGTAATCAAATCGCCCTCGACAAGCATTGACTACTCTTCCACACCACTCTCAAAGAGATGGTAAATCTATAATACCATTTTTCCGAGAGAGAATCAACAGAGATTTCGGTAACTGTATGTCGTGTCCAAATAACCCGTATTCACGGTAGCGAACAAGTAGCGAACAATGTCACTGAAAACGGCACAGTGGCAAAAATTTGAAATCTCTGCAACCATAGGGCACAGCTTATCTCCCCACCCCATAACAGATAGGTTGTGTCCTATTTTCAAAGAAAAGGAGAAATGTCTTATGAAAAGTTTTATGCTGATTTCCATTCCAAAGGAACGATACGACCACATGGTAGAATCATACAGTGCCGTGGTAGCTGAAAATGAAAGACTGAAAGATAAATTGAAACGAATTGAAAGGTTGGTGAAAGAATATGACGGAACTGGTAAACGTTGAGGGAACAGAGTTAAGTATTAGAGAATACAATGGTCAAAGGGTTGTCACTTTTAGAGATATTGACAACGCTCATCAAAGACCGGCAGGGACTGCATACAGAAACTTTAGGCAGAACAAAAAGTATTTTTCAGAAGGAAAGGACTACATTGTTGTTAAGCCAGATTTTAAGACCTACGAAATTCGTCTATCTGGAATTACACCTAATAAAAAAGGTACTACTCTTATTACAGAGCGAGGATATTTGAAAGTTGTAAAATCATTTAATGATGAATTATCATGGAAAGTGCAGGATGCTCTTGTGGATGCTTATTTTGCGGTAAAGAATCAGCAACCAACCACAGCAATCGAGGAAAAGCCGACATTAGAGTTTGAAACAGACTGGTTCTGCATCAACCGTGGCAAAATCAACTACATCTGCCGTTGCTACGACATTACATCAAAGGAATATATGCACCACTTACTTGAAGTTTTGGGAAGAACGTATAATTTTGATGAAGCAAAGAGAATTTACTGCGCAACGACAGGAAACTGGAAATGCAGAAATTCCGAAGTAATCACATACTTCCCACAGCTTTCAGAACTTGCATCTAAAATTCTTCAGCAAGATGTTGATAACTGTGCAACAGAAGAGACCCCATAACAGGGGTCTCTTCTATGCCATTATTTCCATGTATCCACTTATCAGTTCATCAGCCACAGCAAACACTTCTCTTCCGTAGGTAGCCAAAAAGTCGGCAACAATCTCTTCCGTCTGAATATCCATAGTCAAATTGTAGGATAGGCAGAACGCATGGCACAATTCATGGCACAGCACACGGTCATAGAAATTTCCATGAATCATATTTGATATGTAAATATCTCTTGTGTTACTGTCTGTCATTCCAAACGTATATGTACCATCAGAACGCATCAGCATAGGGCTGTGACTGCATACACGGCTTAAATTCCAGTCTATTCCATTTATTGTGAACAACTTACCACCTCCAACATAAAATGGGCTAAATAAGCCCCTTAAGTGTTTAACCGATTTTTGTTACCAGTGCAGACAGCTTGTTCCGCAGTACCGTCTTTTCTTCCGGTGTTGCATCGTTGATAATCTCCGTCATGTCGTTTGCAAGTTCGGTCATGTATGTGTTTAGGTCACGGACTTTTGCTTCTTTGTCCTGCTGCGTGTTAGCCTTATGCAGTTCCTTATTTTCCATGTAGGCTCTGCGGCTCATGCCACTTCTGCCCTCTCTTGCATCACGCATACCGGATGAAGAAGTTTCCGTGTAGTACATACGCCCCATGTCTCTGTCCATGTCACGGTGATACATTTCCGGGGTCATATGGTAATAGGGTGGCTCTTCATACCCTCTGCGGTAGGTTCCACGACCTTTAGGTGCAAATCTGCCGTCAGCATAGCGGTAATGGTCATAGTACCGTCTGCCACCGTCACCGTAACGTTCAAACATTTCCATGCTTTCTTCCGGGTCATATTCCTGCATGGTTTTGGTCAGTTCCCGGTAGTACATGGCTTCCGATAAGTCTTTCATCATGTCGATGACCTTTCCCATTTCGCAAGTGTCTACATGGTCGATTCCTTTGTCAAACTGCGTTTTAGCGCATTCAGAAAGTTTCTCAATCATTTCATGCATTCTTTTAACATCCATGATTTTTCACCTCCTACGCTTCACGAACGGCAATTAAATTACTGTTCTGTACCTCAATAGCCTGTGTGGAAGTGTTCTGAACAGCTACTGTACTGCAACATCCACGAGGAACATCAATGTAAGCCTGTGCAGAAACGTTGAAAAAGGTCTCTGCGGCTGCCGGAGTTACAATCATTCTTGTGGACTGTAAAGGTTCCCCGTCTACTGCCAGCGCAAGAGAGATTTCCCCAACAGTTCCACCCGTGGGAATCTGAATGTTGCCGGAATAACTTACAAGGAATCTTGCACGACACTGATTAGTGATACCTCTTAACTTCACAATTCCGGATCCCTCTCTATGATTGATACAGTTACTTCCATTTACGGCAGTTTCGGTAAAAGCAACGTCTGCTCCTGCTGCCACAGTCTGTAATGCTACTGCTGTATATTCAGCCATAATAAAAATACCTCTCTTTCAAAATCAAAGGGGCAAACCATATAGTCTGCCCCATGTTGTCAGTAATTCTGCATAGCAGACATAACCTTAAGGTTAAGTTACTCGATATGCAGTTTTAGCATCCGCAACCAGTGTTGCAACCGCATCCGTAATATACATTAGGGTTGGGAACCTGGTATGCAGGAATGGGTGTAGGGTTCACAGCGTTAATGATCTGCTGTGTCTGTGCACTCATGGCAGTAGTCAGAAGAGCATTCTGACGATCCTGAGAAGCGGCTCTGCGCAGATCGTTGTTCTCTGCCTGCAGAGTAGCGATCTTATCCTGGCATAAGTAGTCAAGGATTGCTCTTGTACCTGCATTCTGGCTGTCGATAATGTCACGAGTGTTGTTATTCATGGTGTTCTGCAATGCGCAAGTATTCGTTGCCATATTGTAGTTTACACCCTGGATAGCTTCACGGGTGTCGCAGCAACATTGTGCTAACTGTGCCTGTAAAGCGTTAGCATTCTGCATTCCTGCTACGGTGTCGGCATTGATAGCCTGTTGGATGCCATAGCCAGTCTGTAAAATGTTGGTATTTACGCCATTAAATCCGGTAAGCATACCGTTGTTTACAGCGTAGAATCCGTCACACAGACCGTTGTTGATTCCGTCCAGTTTACCGATGATAGACTGGGTGTCGAACCCTCTTTGCAATGCAGAATCGGTGTAGTAACTGGAATTAGAGCCATTACCGCCCCATCCATTACCGCCCCATCCGCCAAAAGCGAAGAAAAGGACGAAAATAATAATCCACCATGCTCCATCGTCACCCCATGCACCGTTGTTTCCATATCCGCTGTTGGCAGGCATAACAGGCATGGTAAAGGGAGTATTGTTACTCTCAAACATAATTTTTACCTCCATATAAGATTTTTTATACTTAATCTTGCAAGAATTTAGTATCTACTTCATAGGAAACTGACGCTTGAATTTATCAAATTCGGAATCAAAATCCATACCTCGTTCCTTAGCAATATTTCTTCCTAACTGCTCTACTCCAGCAAAATCTCCTTTTTGAGCCATGCCCATTATATTTTTAGCCATAGGGTTTGACATGATCTGACTGTTTCCCATCATATTTTGGATAAACTGTCGCGGATTCCCCATTGTCTTAAGCATCTGCATAGGATTCATCATATTCATTCTGCATCATCCTTTCTTTGCGATTGTGGAGTTTTTCTTTGCGTTTGCGAAGATTTCAACTGCTCAATCTTTTGCTCCAGTTCATCGAAACGCTTCATAAATACCGCTGTAGCTTCGTCTGATAGGTCAAATTTCGCTTTTTCTGTTTCTGACGGTAAATTGTTAGGGTCTGCATCTAAAAAAGGCTTGTAGATCCTTGTATAGATTTTTCCATCTGCTCCCCAGGATTTAGCATAGATCTCCGACAAGTCCTGTTTTGGGAAGAATGCTGTGTTGCCATCCATAGGAACCTCATTCGGTGCTATGCACTCTTGCGCCGGTACAATACGACCGTACATCTGTACTGCGTTTTGCTGTGGCTGTTGCATAAACTGCTGTGGCTGGAACTGTTCCTGCTGTGGCATAAACTGTCCGTACATAGGTGTTCTATACTGCGGATTGAAATAGTTCGGATTCATAATCGGCTGCGGCATGGCTGTTCTCCCTTTCTTCCATTGATTCTATCTGTTTCGCAATTTCAACTTCATCAAGTGTCTGATATGTCGGCTTGTTCATAAGTCCCAACGGACTGAAATTCATAAGCATTACCCGTTTCTCCTAAAACTTCCTCGATCACATGAACCATGATTGATTGATACTTAATCGGCACTTCCCTTGTACGTTCTTTGCTGAATATATGTTCCAGTGTTTCATCTGAAAATTTGAATTTTCCCATAAGGTCATCCCTCCTTATGATTAAATTTTGGCATAAAAAAAGTCGCATATAGTGACACATATACGACACTTTTGCGACAAACGAAAAAATATGCAGTTTTAAAAGTATGATAAATACGGCATTAGCACATCCTATTGCCACTCCGATAACAATAGGTTCTGCTAAAAATTCTTTAATTGAATTTCAACATCACCATTGACAATCACAATCCTTGATATTATGCTTTTTAATATATTGTTTTTCTCTTTCTTGTCGATATGCGCCCACACATCGGCAAGTTTTTTTATGTTCTCGTAAACAACTTCTTTCTTCTGACTGTTTCTTTCGTTTTTTTCTTCCTCAGTTATCTTTACTTTCATTTCAGAAATGATTTTTTCAGTGTTCTTAATCATTTCTAAAACTGTGTCATTTCCATCGGAATAAAGAACATATAGCCTTTTTAATTTCACCTGTTCTTTTTCAAATTGTGACTGCATTATTTCAAGTTTGCTTTGCTTTTCAATAGGCTTGCACTCTGAAAGATTTAAGGATATTTTCAAAATTTCACTTTCTACCTGTTTTTCAATATCAGCAGCCCATTCCAAAGAATTGTTACAGTCTGGATTGAAATTAGGCAAATACTTCATTGCTTTATCACGAGAACAGCAATATATTTTATGCTTTCCGTGCGTCCACTTCTGATACCGCATCTTGCATCCACACACACCACAATAGCACAATCCTGTTAACAAGTTGGCATCCGTATGACAAGCAGTTTTGTTTTTCCTACGTGATTTTCTGATTTCCTGTGCAAGTTCAAACCTTTCTTTATCAAAAATAGGTTCATGAAGTCCTTGATATACATTCCCTTTATATGGGATCATACCTATATTGACAACTCCGGTAAGCACATTTCTTACAAGTACCTCACTGTGAAATCCTAATGATTCCTTGATATATAAATCAGAATAACCACCAATAAACATATCAAGTGCTCTGTTTGCTTGTTCCTTACGTTCTGGTATAGGAATGAGTATTCCTTTCTCCTTGCTATAATTATAGCAATACGGAGTATTAGCACCACCAATCCAGTAACCTTGTTTGATTCGCTCCAACATACCGCCACGCATACGAAGCATCATAGTATTTTTGTCAAGTTGTGCAAAAACAGCCATCATCTGTGTGTATGCCTGCTCCATAGGACTGTCATAACTTACACTGTCATGGACACATTTGAATAACACTTGGTTTGGTTGAAAAACTCTTTCAATTATGTATAATCCATCAATCATACTTCTTGAAAGCCTGTCTAATTTAAACGAAACAACACATTTAACACGTTTTTTTATGCAGTCGTTAATAAGTCTTTGTAATTCCGGTCTATCCATATTTGCACCGGTATATCCATCATCAACATACCAGTCAGCTACAACCAGTTCATTTTTCCGGCAAAAAAGCTCTATGTCTCTTTTTTGACTATCAAGACCGTTGCCTTCTTCTGCCTGTTTTTCCGTGGAAACACGCATATATGCGACACATTCCATTTTTTTACACTCCTTTCAATATATAAAGAATGTGCCGTATTTATCATACATACGACACATTCTAAAGCCTTTTTACAATGGTGTCAACAGCATATGGATGCTATAATCTCAATAATTTCTTTTGGCAGAGAAACATCTTCAATATCAACATCTTTGCCGTCTTGTGTAACTCTAACCATTTTTTACCTCCAGTCTGTTTATTTTTTCATAAACCTTTTTCGATATTCTGTTGACCGTTCTGTCACATACATTAATCTTTTGTGCTGTTTCTGTAATAGTTTTTCCGCAAGAAAGCATTTTAAACACTTTCTCTTCCTCTTCCGTGAAATTGGCGTTCCGGAAGATTTCTTCAAGTTCTGGCTTAGTCAGTTTTGACAACTTCATAAGCCATTCTCCTTCGCTAAATTTCAGTTTAGATGTTCATAACACCAGAATTCCATCCTGCTTTTTTAGCCTCTTCTGAAAGAATCTCATTTTCTTCAGCTATAGCCATTTTTCTTTGTTGTTTTTCTAAACAATATATTGATAAAATTTCATCCACCAACTCATTAATACTACATAGCATATCTCCGTCAACCTCTTCGGTTCGTTCTGCATCATTTAAAATATTTTTTATATCTTCTGCACATTCATGTATTTTTCTCATACAAATGCCTCCATAAATCTTAATATTTCAGTTTAAATGCTGCTTTCTCATCGCAAAAACAGCAAAACCGTCCTTCGTTTTTCGACAGAAGGCTAAATATCGTGGTACCGTCTCAGAAGTTTATAAGGTCATCTTGAACGGTCAAACGGCTGACCCTCTATTTCAGTTTACTCCAGATGCGCTGTCCATTCCCGGATATCTACCGGATCAATGGGTTCTGCGCATTTAGGGCATATAGGATATAAACCTTTTCTGTAATGTTCCTCCATTTCTCGGAATACTTTATTCTTTCGCATCCGTTTGAATTCAGCATCTGCCAGTTCACTGTATGTTTTGGCTTTAGATAGCATTTTCCGCTGTTCATCCTCCAGCAGCTCATACCGCCTCGCCAATGTAAGCAGAGCATCAAAAGCATCTACCGTAGCTCCGCAATCCTGACAGCTTACGATCCTGTTTACCGTATCGACCTCGTAATGAGGTGGATCGCATTTGCACAGCTTTTCTCTTCCTCGCTCGATTCTTGCTAGATTGAAGGAAATAATCTCATTGTCCATAGTATTCCTCCCCTAACTCCTAATATTTCAGTTTACAGCATTACCAATTCATCCTTGTTGATAAGCGTACTTGCAATGCTTCTTGTTACATGCGTCATAATTTCAGCTTGTGAATGATTTTCTGCAGCATACTTTCTAACAGAATCCAAATCATAAGAAAACCCTGCATCGTCAAGATACTGTCTGATAAACTGTTCATTATCTTCTGATGAAAGACGATGCAATTCATGCTTTTCTGTAAATCTACGCTTCACTGCAGTATCAACATCATCTATGAGGTTTGTTGCGGCAATGATTACATGGTCGTTAGTAACTGCATCTAACAGCTGTAACAAGCATGTTGTACTTCTGGAAACCTCTGCGCTCGCTCCTCCTCCACCATATTCCCTCTTTACTGCCAAGCTGTCGATTTCATCCAACATTACAACGCATTGATGCTGATTGATGAAATTAAACAGATTCGTAAGATTTTTTGCAGTTCCACCAAGATAACTATCAAGCATTCTTGAAAAATTCACATATAAATACGGCATTTCAAGTTTATATGCTACATACCTGGAAAAAGCCGTCTTCCCGACTCCGCTCTCGCCATAGAGCAATGTTGCATTCAGATACGGGATCTGTTTCTCCATAAGCTGTAAACTCACATCATTCATGTTCTTGATCAGTTCGAATAATTCCTTTTCTTCATTGGTCAGATAATATCTGCTTTCTAAGTATGTATTTTTCAGATCTTCCATCGTTGCAAAACTGGAAACATTTGCTGGTAGCTCCATAAGATTCATTCCACCAGATCGTAATAGACTTTGATATTTTGTGACTGCATAGTGATTCTTCTGAGTTGTATCTTCCGCACAGCAGCAAAGAGCTGCATCTTTGGCTTTTTGTATATTGTTTTCAGCCACATATCGCACTAAGGCAAGTTGATTTCTTGTCATTCCCATTTCATATTTCCTCCGGTAAATCCTAATTTAACTTATTTAAAACAACTCAAATAGAAACTCAAATTTTTTAGTTCCTGGTTTCACTTACTTGCTCAATATTTAAGTTTTTGAACATTGCACACATCGCATCCACCACGATGCTGTTACCAAACTGCTTGTAAAGCTGTGTGTTGCTGTTGACCGCTGCCATATTGGAGATATCTTCATCAGATACTCCCATCAGACGTCCGCATTCTCTCGGTGTCAGCTTTCGGATACGGTACTGTGTGGCAGTATGGCTATTTGCATACCCATGTGTGCCGGCTACAAGATTAGATTCTATGTCATTATCAGAGATTGCCGTACCGCACTGCGAACCATCGTTAGAAATCTGACCTCCCTTTTCAATCCGTACAATATCTTGATTTTGTGCGGTTAGCGTTGGACACGTATTGCCGTTATCTTGTACTCTTCCTCTTCTTGTTTGACTTTCCGGGTAACTTGCATCGAAGCATCCACCAACTTCACATTCAATAGAAACGCTTTTCGTAGCCTGTTTAATCAGAACCATATTATCTTTCTGCGCCGTGGTAAGTGAATTGCACATTCCTTGTGCATTCGGCTCTAATCTCTGTTCTGTCGGACTTCCAGCTGTTCTGTCTGATGGGTTATCAGGATTTCTGCCACACATGGCAACTATCTGACTTTCAAGAATTTTTGGTTCTTGATTTCCACCTTGCATTGTACTCAATGTTGGACTACACCCCCCCACATCATAAATTCTGTTGGTACTCTCAAATTTTGCTTCAAGAGAGCCTAAAACATTTACATCTGCCATAACTACTCCTAAATCATGCTGTTCAGCTTTTACACACCTTGCAATCGGATACACACCTCGCTAAAAATCTGCTGTTACTCCGGTGTATATGCTGCCTATTACTTCCATTCAATCACTCCAATATCATTCTTGGCTCTTTATATTCCCTTGCGGTTATAGACGGTGCTGTGTCTCTGTATGTTCTTATTGCACCATCCTCTAATCCACTCATGCTTGTATCAATACAGATTTTCTGCAACCATATTTCCGATTTGCTGTTGGTTTGAGATTCCGCAGTCATATCTTGCAGTGATGCAGTTTGCAATGTCTCTCTGCTGTGGATTGCAGATTGTTCCGTCAATGCAAGTCTGCTCTGCTCTGCTCTGCTCTGCTCTCAGGATTGTGCTGTGGCAGCGTTCCATTGTCAATAAGCTGTTTTATCAGCTTTTCAGCCTTTTCATTGTTGATGTAATACTTCTCGTCCACATCATCTTCAAGGTAATCTTTCAACTTCTTTTTCAACGGTATCGGCTGTGGGAAATGGTAGTTATATTCTCCCAAAAATGAAAACATGAAGCATCTTTCACGGTTCTGTGCCACTCCGTAGTTCTTTGCGTTTAAGTCCTGCCAGTAACTTACATATCCAAGACTTGTCAGAAAATCAATCCAGTTTTGAAAATCTACCATGTTTGCATCGGCATGAACTTGTGGCACGTTTTCCATGAACAAAATCTGTGGCAACTCACCGCCACCATCTCTTATATCTTTCAGAATACGTTCCACTTCCCACAAAAGACCGGACCGTGTACCACTACCTTTTTTCATTCCTGCTTGCTTCCCGGCAACCGATAAATCGGTGCATGGAAACGAGTAAGTAAGTAAGTAAGTGAAGGCTTCCGTATTGCAGATATTCAAATCATCCGCATGAACCTTTGTTATGTCCATTGTATGAAAATCTGTGCCATGCACCGCATTGTAGCTTGCTACGGCATACTTATCAAACTCAACAACTCTGTAATGCTCAAATTTTGCACCGATTCTTTCCAGTGCCATTGCCTGCGAACCATATCCGGCAAACAGTTCTATCAGCCTTATAGGCTTTGTAATCCGTATCGGTTCACGTATCATGTCAAAAATGCTCATCTGAATCATGGCATCACCTCCGGCATAAAATCAGATAATCGCATTTGTGCCATTTCTGCATCTAATCTCTTTTTGGACAAATCATAATAATGCTTGTCCAGTTCAAAGCCAACATATGGATGGTTGGTTCTGTAGCAGGCTATCAAGCTGCTGGCACTGCCTACATGTGTGTCTAGGATAATGTCTCCGGGCTTTGCATAGCTGTTCAGAAGCCATTCATATAGTGCCACTGGCTTTTGTGTAGGATGAATACGGTTTTCTTTGTGTTTCATATTTTGCTGAAGCATTCCGTTCCACCTATATTTAATCTTCCTTACTGCAGTACTGAACGAAGTCCATGCAAGTTCACAATCAGCAAAATCAGTATTTCCATTATCTTTATCCCAAACAATCCAACAACTACTATCAAACGGCATTTTGCTTATAAAATGATTTGCCCCCCAAATAATCTGATTTTTTGACACTCTAAACAGTTCATCGAAATATTTTTCGTTTGGTGGATTTATATCCATTCCGCTAAAACTCTTGTAATCCTTTGCTTTTGCCAAGCTACCTCTTGTATGGTTTTTATCCCCATTTTCTCCAATCCCATACGGTGGATCTACAATCGCAAGGTCAAAGTAACCATCCGGGAACTCTTTCATCCCATCCATGCAATCCATGTTGTAATATCCAAAATCCATTACGGCTCCTTTCTCTTATTTCTGTGCTAAATAGCACATGATTAAACAATCTCTTAATACCTTATGTTCATGTTTCCATGTTCGTTAATCCAATCAATAGCTTCCCGGTATGTAACTCCATTGTTTTCGATAACATCCAACAGTTTATACATTCCCGGATGAGTTTCCTTTAGCCGTTCAAAGCGTCCTTCTCCCGGCTTTTCAAGATGACACCCGAAACCACACAACACGCATCCGGTTCTACTGCATCCAGTAGTCTTAAGCGGTCTGTTTCCGGTGTCAAACAATCCATAATCAGCAGATAACTCAGACAAGTCCATTTGACCATTAACGCTTCCCTCTGCATCATAATCAATAACCACATCACCGTATACGGAGCATATAGGAAGATTGTTGATTTTGATATATAAAAGCACATCTTGTTCTGTCCAAAAAGACATGGGATTACTTGTTGGTATTTTTAAATTGAATCCATTGCAACCGTTTTGTAGCCATTTCTGCGTACGTAATTTGCTTTCGCTCGCCATAGTGGCTGTTATAGGATTTCTTCCAGTTTTTCTATGGTATTCGTGCAATGGTTTTTTCTTCATTACGGTGCAACATTTGTTTGAAATATCAAATGGAGATTCAAGCATAAATTTGTATTTTTCTTGCGAAAAACTGCTTTTTTCTTCTCTAGTGGGATTCTCCTTTATCGGATTTTCTTTGTCGGTTGTAAGCATCCCTATCATTATTGCAAGCCTTCGATTGCTTCCTCCTGCTTTCGACTTCATCCGGCTGTTTAGTAAATTCACCAGTTTCTCTGATTCAATGATGCTTTTTATCGTACCCCCTCTAATTGCTTTTAGGTGTTCTTCCAAAATTAATCCAGTGTTAGAGGGGGCATCCGAAAATTTACTGTATTTTCCTGTCCCTGTGATTTTTTCGTAGAAATATTTATAATGCGGTTGCTGTCTGTCTGTCTGTCTGTCTGTCTGTCTGTCTGTCTGTCAAATTCTATTTGACCGATAATCTCTGTCAAGTATTTTTTTGCACCATACACACTTTCAGATACTTCTTTGCTAATCAGAGGAAATCCATATTTTTTGCAAACTTCACTGAAAGATATTTTAGGTTTTAAAATCACAATATTATCAAAAGTCATGGCAAATTGCTTTAATTCTGGATATTGCGTTGGGACATCTGCAAAAACAAAGGGAATATTTTTGTATCCGCAGACTTTTCTAATTATATGTCCTAAAACAGTACTATCTTTTCCTGCACTAAAAGAGAGATATACACCGTCTTCACCATACTTGTCTACAAACTGGTCGATTCTATACTTTGTCATACGTATCTTTGCAGACAACGGCATGGCTTGCATTTGGTATAAATCAGATAATGTATGCTTATTTCCCATGTTCTCATTCCTTTCTTACAATCGTTTCTGCCTGCTCCTTGTACTGTTTGCCTGCCATCTGCACCAGATAATGCTGTAAGGCTTCATCCACGCTGACACGATGCTTGGTACAGTAGCGGTCAACGTAGCGTTTAAAGTCCGCATTCTGCTCGTACAGGGCGGCGTAATCAATGTTCTGCATCTGTTCCACCTTTTTCTTCTTTCTTCATAGTTAGCACATATGGTATTCCCGGAAAACGTATCTGATACTCTCCATCAGGGCAGTTCTGTTCATGCTTGTGCATAAACCACTCGAAAACAGCCTTGATTGCCATTTTGGTAACGTCTTCCTTTTTTCCTACCCATTTATCATTTTTCAGATTGCCATAGTAAATAGTATCTGTGATAGGGCTGACACCCATTGCCTTAGCCATCTAATCCGCCTCCCCGTAGCGGAACCTTTTTATAAAATCATCCGCATCAATCAATCGCATCGTTTATCCTCCTCCGGTTTCTTGCATCTTTCAAATTCGATAACCCACACCCACGGATTAGCGCCCCAACCGTAGCGGTCAAGATCTGATTTTTTGATAGTACTGTTCCAGAAATTTTCCCATTCTTTTAATGCAATCTCAATATCTCCACAATGAACGGCTAAGGAAGAAAGTCCCTCATTGCGAATACTATCAGCAGTAATCTCCTGCAACCGCTCTACCCTCACATCCGTAACCTTAAGCCAGATACGTGCCGCTCCTTTCGGCATATTGGTGGATGGGTACCATATATGACTATCATTTTTAAAGCCACTTTCCGCTATCTTATCTGCTCTAAAAACATACTGTTTATCTGAATTTAAGAAAATCGGATATCCCCATGTTTCCCGAACATACAGGATATCATCTGTTTGATATGGTGGATTCCATTGTTTGCTTAATTCCTCATCCTTTATATTTTCCGGAAGCTTATATTCTTCGCCCCAAAATTCATGTGCTCCCCTGTTTGGGTATGTCCATTTTCCTATACAACCATTGTGGCTTCCTGCATATGTATAACATAGCCTTGATTGTGGTTGCGGCTTTATCACACGTCTGGTACAGCTCTTCCGTCCGTCCAAAATTGCCCGAACCATTTCTGTATTGAATAAAATCGGTTTAATTGCCATCCGTTTCACCTACTTTCTCAAAATAGAACTTTATCGGTTCTCTGTTTTCCTGCACCATACCGAATCTGACTGCGATATTGTATGTACAAACATCTCTTTTCAGTCTGTCAGGTATCTTCTGCAACTGCTTTCTGAATGTCTCTAAATCCATTGTTGCCTTATAACGGTTACATGAGCCACAAGACGGCATAAGATTTCTAATGTCATGTACATCGATACCGGTAAAATCCTCTGTGTACTCATAGTTTCTAAGGCAATGTAAATGGTCTACATTAAAGCCTTTTTCTTGTATTTCACATCCACAGTAGGCACAATGCCCGTTGTACTTTTTGTACACTAATTTTCTGACAGATTTAGGAATCGGTTTTCGCATCTGTTCCACCTGCCTTTACAATATCTAACAAATCATCTACCAAATCCTTGACCTCATACATCATCATAGTGTCGTAGGATTTTGACTGCTGCTCTGATGTCTTATTTCCATACTTTGTACAGTCTTTCAGGAATGCTGTGCGTTCTTCCAACTGATGCACAACTCTGTCCTGGTCGTAGACGGTCGGCTGATTGGCAACCGCACAACGGATATCATCGCCGACAGAAAGATAAACATCGTCTCCGTATCCCATTAACCATTTTAATTTATCCGCAAGGTCATCATATAGCTTATTTGCATCAATCAGTCTCATCGTTCGCCCTCCTGTTCCATGCTTCAATCAGCTTTTCTTCATTGTAATCTTCTTTCAACATCATCATTCTTCCACAATTCATGCATTTTACGTAAAATTCGCATAAGATAGCACTTTTTTTCTTACATGATGGACACGGCTTAAGTTCTTCTCTCATTCTTCATCACTCCAATCAATGTGCTGTCCACAATACTTGCAATACAGTTCATCGTCCCACACATGGAATATATGTTGATTGCAATTAGGACATTTATAACATTTTTGCAACTGGCAACCATCAGAAATATGTTTTCCGTTATTCATAAATCTTGTATCTACAAATTCCGGTCTCTTTGCCGTCTGTTTCTCCACAGCTTCACGACATTCCTCTACCGTGCCGATCTGGCGGTACTGCTGCACTTCTTCCAGTGACTTGATTGCCATCTCGTAACCTTGGATTTCGTTTTTTCTCTCGTAATTTTGTGTACACATTTTGGCTAAATCAATAGATGTCTCAAGTTCTTTGATTGCTTCATTCTCCGTCATGGCTACTCCTCGCTTTCTTTCTGTAACCATGTCAGCGTACAATCCTTACAATCATGGCTAAAATCGCATACCTTGTCACTTTTTAATAAATTCCGCAGGACACATAATAGCGACATCGCCAGTTCTTCGTCCGTCATGCTCCTGATCCGGTCTGCGTTGATCATAGGTACGTAGTGCTCGCAGTCTCTTTCTATGTCCTCATGCGGACAGTCATTGATTTTCTCGCACCATGAATACGCATCGAAACCATTATCCTTTGTTTCTAAATTCTTGCAATTATTACATTTCACCATCTTCCACCTACTTTTCTTGCAAAAATCTCTTGATGACATCAATATCTCTTTCCAGCACGCTTAAATGCTCTTTGTTCATTTTTTGATAGACAATCAATGGATTCTGTCTTCCTGCCTTTTTCGCTCTTAATACTTCCCATATACCTTTGGGTTCTTCAATCGTCCATCCGGTTTTGATAAGCCATTTGCGAAAAGCATCCAATTTGTTGCTATGCAGTGTGTTCCTATTTGCCATATTCTACCTCACTTTCCCGGTACGACTCCGGCAGTGGCATCCAGGCTGTGATTTCAATTTCATCATCAACAACATCAGGTTCATAATATCCGTATTCCTTGAGATAATCTTCACATACTACCGAATACCAGTACCATTCCCCCTCGTAGCAGATACCAGTTGCTGTGAACGGTACATCTTTAATGCTTGCATAATAAGGATCCGGATTGTGGTTTACCCATGTAATATTGACCGGAACATAATCTTCCGGCAGTCTCTCGCTTACCGGAATCCAACCAGCAACGCTTTTTCTTTCACTAACAACCTCAAAGCATTTATCTTTCCATTCCAATACAAAATCAAGGTTATACGAACTGTATCCAATGTGGTAATAGTCCTCTCCGACTTCTTTGTATTTGATTTCGTAATAAGGTTTTTCGCTTATCATATTCACAATGATATCTAATTCGCTAACTTTAATACGTTCTGTTTGTTTATTACTCGTATCTTGCATATAATCAGCTTCTTCTCTCTTCATTCCGCACCTTCCATTTCTGCCAACTTGGATTCGGCTTCGGATTTTGTAAAGAATACTGTTTTGCCAATTTCACCTACTTCTACATCGATTGTATTTGTACACCAATCTGTAGGGTCTGAATCGTATTCAGGAATAGGTCTTCTGTACGGGAAAATATCTTCATCTGTCGCAAGCGCAATATATGCTTTTCCGTCAACAGGATTTATACCTAATCCGCAATGAGTGCACTCAACCACTTCATAATCATAAATAAGATATACTATGTCTCCTGATTTTGTGTACGCTTCTTTGCACGGCAATCGCAGTAGCAATCCCTGTTCCTCTGCATCCTCATAATCTGCTAATTTTGTAAGTACTTTTGATGCATAATCACTTACCGTAGGATATCCTTCTCTGTCTATCATTGACTTTTTGCTTATAGCAGTGCCATTAAAATTTCTTTTTCTTTCTGTCAGTCTCTCCATCCTTGCTCCTTTCCGCAATCCTCGGTCTCTCTGCAAATTGAGGATAGCTGCACTCATACGGCTTTGTGCGTCCGATTCTAATAGCATCAGCAACCGGATGTTTAGCCATGTAGAGTAAGTCACCGTTCTGAAAGTTTCCTGTTCCCTCTCTCATACAGCTACACTCCTTTTTCCGTATGTACTTGCGATTCTGTATACATTGCAAATTTCTCTGTAATATTTTTCTTGTTCATGGATATGAGCATCCACACGGTCAAGTTCCGTCTCACACCACTTTGCAAATTCTTCTGTGGACAATGGTGTCTCTGAAACATCGAATTTCTCTCCGTTGTCAATCACAAAACACACCATGTCAACCGGAATGTGGTTCAAATCCGCAAGAATCTGAATCTGTTTGTCCTTGTCCTCTGCTTTTTCATAATTCGCCAACAATTCATAACCTGTCATCTGCATTTATATCACCTCTTATCAAGTTTGATTTCTTTGTCGTAGCAACTCTTCTTTGGATTTCCCTCTACTGGGGAAACCATCTTTTTAGGGTCTGTAGTGTATGATCCGTTTAGTTTCACACCTATTTTGCTTTTTTCATCCACATAGCATGACGGCTTGTAACGATCCGGTGGAATGTAGTTGTGAATGCGCCAGTGTTTTACAAGCATAACACCACTATCGAAAGATAAAAGGAATCTATTGTCTATCAAGGATTTCAAATCATCTTCTGAAGCACCGCACATCCTTATGATTTTCCGTGGGTTGTTTACAAATCCGTCATCGTCAGCGTTCATACATATGTGGAAATAAAGCATTTGAGCCGTAGCAGGAATATCCAAAAAAGCATCACTCTCAATTATTTTTGCGCTGAACATTCTTTTTTCTGCCATTTAGAACTCCTTACTCAAAAATAGGCTTCTCAATATAGATTCCGGTGTTTTCCACCAGTTCTCTCCATAAGTCCATGAAATCCTTTCCGTTACACTTGTCTCCGGCTTTGTCCATGTGGTCAGAAAACTTATCCTTGAAATTCGCCAGCTTCTTCTTACCGAATCCATCTTCCATAAGAATTACCATTCCATATAGGATGTACCTGGTAGACAACTCATTGATAAGATTGTTACATCTGACCTGTTCCCTGATGCAGTTCTGCGCTACAACCGACTTGTAATGTGGATAATCAGTTTCTGTAAATTCCTTGTACTCAATCGTCCAGTCTGCAAAATCGTTAAGCCTGCTCTGTAACTCCGTATAAGGCTCATTCTCGTACTTTTCGTTGTACTCGGTGAATTTACAGCAGAAGTCGGAAAGTCTCGTCTGTGAGTACTTGTAGTCTTTCCACAAGGTATAGCAGAACAATGTCAGTATTCCGGTGAATGGACTTCTCTCCGCAGACTGCTTCAAAAGTTCTGTCTGCCGCATGATTTTCAAAATTTCCTGCGGATTGTCATATCTTTTTGGCATTTTATATATCACCTCCAAGTTCTGTGATGCTTGAACTCTACAAAGAAAATTTCATTTTATCCAATTTTTCAATTTGTTTTTTTAATGATTCAATTTTCTTTATTCTCATTACTTCTGCCCTTAAAACTGCGTCTTCCTTCTTTTTGTGCCAATCATTTCCGCGATAATATCCATAATTTTTAGAACTTATCATATCTCCGGAAATATTTGAACAAATCTCTGCATCGTCAGTTTCTATGATTCCAGTACTAAGTGCATATTTTGTAATATATACTTTCATATTATTCACCGTCCTTTTCTCCATGCAAAAGTTCCATAAACCGAACAAATTGTCTTTTTGACACGGAATTGTTCTGCTTCTCAGGCTTCAAACTGATGACTAGATGCTTGTCGGCAATGTTCGCCAGTTCCCTTGCAAGGTTGATTTTGCCTTGTTGTATGCCCTGCGAATAAGTTTTAGGCTGTTTATATTGCCCTGTTACTTGTTTCCCTTTACCTTGACTTCCTGCCGTGACGTTGTACATCTGAATACCACTATCAGAACATTTTTTAATATACTCGACTTCTTTTTCATCAAGTTCTGATATCCCACAGGTTAAAAAATGCAATGACCACCCATGCGGATTATCTTTGCTCTTGAAGCCATGTTTTTTAAGGCTCAATGCTATATGGTCGTATTCCGCAAGGTGAGAAGATGTGCGCTCTAAAAGTCTGACAGCTTGCCCACAATACCCTCTTCTGATTCCTGCTTCGTCCACTCTGTAAAACAAATAGATTCCGCTAACATTCGATATTTCGGGGCATATCTGTTTTATTTTTTTCTCACGTTCTGCTTTCATAGCATAGATTTTCTTCCAATCAGCCATTCGCACCACCATTTCTGTACTTTTCAAGTTCTGCAATCATGGTTTCTCTGCCAATATCTCCACTCGCACGCCACTCTACCGCATGAAAAACATCGTTAAGATTCTCACTCAAAACCTCAATTCTGATGCTTGCCGACTGGATATACTCAATTAACCGCTGTGTATCTCGTGCTATGTCCTCGTAACCGTACTCCTGCAAGTGCTGAACCATGCTTTCAAGGTTTGCAATGCTTGAACTGTTCATCAGCTCAGGCACATCTTTGTAGCACAAATAATCAAAACTTCCACCACTCAAAACGGACACTCCTTTCCATTCTGTAAAATCCATTCCTTACCTGCTGCCGCATAGTCCACATTCGCCAATGGATCAATCTTTTTTACCTCTGTGACACATTCTTTGGCATCAGAATTATCACGGCTTAAATGGCACAATATGACGTTCTGCAAGGCATCTGATTTGTTCGCAAGAACAAATTCCTTTACTGTTTCCAGTTCCATATGACCACGGTACACATGGGATTTCTTAGCATCGTTGGAATCCTCTGTAATGTACTTCTTCTGATAGTTACATGAAATAAGGATGTGGTTTAATTCATGGAACCGCCACTTAACAAATTCCGTGTCAGTTACATAAAGCAATTTTCCAATTTCCGGGTGAGTAATCAGAAATCCATAACAAGGGCATTCCGTACCATCTGCATTCGTGTGTGTCCATTTGCCGTCCAATGTTGTCAAATCAAATGCCATTATTTCTCCACCAGTAAACCCTATTTCCATAGGTTCTAAACTCTCATATGGTTTAAATACTGGTATTCCCATGTGTTCAAGGTCTGATACGGATAATGAGTGGTCTTTGTGCGTATGGGTGCATATCGCACCCACAACACACTTAATATTCCAGTTAAGACCACGTTTTATGTCCATGATAGGAAGTCCTGCATCCAGTAAAAGCGTTTCGCCATTATCTGCAGTCAGAAGATAGCAGTTACCGGAAGAACCGGAGCCTAAACATTTTAGTTTCATCAGCGGATACCTCACTATCTGAAAAACAAAAACCAAATCAAAGCTGCGAAACTGTCTGCAATAGCTGATATAAATAAAATAAACACAATAAATCTCATCGGTGTCATTTTGAGTTTTCCGGTGTATGCAAGAGTGATTTTTTCTATTGTGCTAATAGATGCACTTACAAAAAACCGACCAATAAAAAACACAACCCACAGTACAATACCTACTTTTACAAAAATCATAATCCCTTTTCCTCCCTACTTAAAGCAATCCGGTGTCTCTGCGCTGGCAATGTCCGTCTCTGCGGTCTGCGGTACTTCCTCAAATGTTGCGTCAGGAAACTCGATAGTGTTTGCATTTGCCTGTACCTCTTCTGCCACAACTTTTTCCACATCAAGTTTCACATCGGAAACATCAGGAAATTCTTCCTGCGCATACAAACCTTGGAATTTATCCGGAAAAGCTTCTCTTAATGCCTGTACAACAGCAACTTTTCTTATCATTGTTGCAGGCTTTTTAGACCATTGACCGTTGATTGTTCCATCTTTTTTTCTTCCAACATATTCATCGAAAGATACTGACTGGTACTCCGGTGTCTCTCTTCCTTTGATAAACACTTTAGCCCAACCTCCTACAATAGATTCGTCCTTAAGGACAAAAGATCCTTCTCTTTCTTCAACGGAACCATCTTTCTTCTGAACAATAATTCCTGCTTTTTTTCCTGCATAATTCGGATTTGCATCGGCTCTTTTTGTAAAAACATCTTTTCCGGTAACAATCGTAGCAGGATCATTGTTTCCAAACTTAATTAGGTATGCTTCTTTCAAAAAAGGATTAAGATGCTGATATCTGCAAAGAGACATAAACATCATTACTTCCTGATCCGATACGTTTCCACCACCGCTTACAAGGTACTTTCTTACCGTTGTTGGGGAAATTTTTACAATTTCCCCATTTGATTCGTATTCCACAATTCCTGTGTTTTCCTGCTTCTTTTCGTCTGCCATGTTTCTACCTACCTTTCTACTTTCTTAAGTCCATTAATGTTAATTATGAATACCTGTGTTGTATTTGGATTCTGAATAAGTGCAAGGCGAAAATTATGCATCCTGTCATGCTTCGCAATGTTCAAAACCTTTGCAACCATTCCGTCTTCAACAGAAACTCCCTTAACAAAATTTTGCCTATAACTTCCAAGTCCACTCCATGTATCGTACGTTGAATAACAACCACCGCTTCGTGTTACCTCTATCATGTCACCGACATGGATTTCGCTGTCATTATGTTCCTGCGCTTTTTCTTCCGGTTTGTAGTTTTCAAGGACAACGTACTCGCTGTGCCATAAACCAACATTTTCCTCAGATTTTTTGCAAATACATCCTGATGTCGTAACGCAATTTACTTTGAAAATATCTCCGTTTTTATAAGGAATCAAACAAGGCATCGCACAAACAACCTTGATGTACTCACCGACTTTAGCTTTTCTCTTAACATCCCGGACACCGTTATCAGGCTTCGCATCCTCGCCCATCAGCCGATTAAAAGCCAACTTAGCACCAGTACGGAAATCAAATTCATCAGCCGGATTGCATTTTGCTTCTGCTTTCTCGCCAGTGGACTTGTCCAGTGCAACTACTTTGTTGTCCTTGCGGTAGATGACAATGGTTTCCTGTTTTGCTTTTCTTACCAAATCAAAACATTTTTCTTCAACCGTAAATACTTCCCCAACACTGCATGACCCTTTTATGATTTTTATTTCCATCGTATAGTCTCTTAATTCTGTAACAATGGCTTCTCTTACAACAGATGTAGTAGTTATGGTATAATTTTCATCTGCTTTTTTGTTTGGTTTAACCATATCTCCAACCTTAAATTTACGTTTTACCATCTTACAGTCCCCACTTTCTGTCAAAATCTTCCATTGAATTTCTGAACTTTACATTAACCACAACAGCCGAAATCACCATGATTGCATATACAACAAATGCTAAAATCTCCGGCAGTAGTACAAGCCACCATGACCAGCTAATCACTCCAAGTAACTTCAGAGCAATGAAAACGATCGTTAAAACCTCTGTAAATCCCATGCTATTCTTCCTCGCTTCCTAAATCTCATTGAATGCCTGCACAGCAAACAACTCATTAGCAGTTTCCTTGTAAACCTTGTCATCGACACGGACAACGTAAATTCCATTCTCAAAAGAAAGGCTCTTATCAAAAATTCCAACCTTGGGAATAAAAACTCTCTGCATCTTCAAAACATTAGATTTTCTCATATTATTTTTCCTCGCTTTCCGGCTCATTCATAAATCCACTTGCAACTCCCTGATGCACTGTCACATCAGCTTTGTAAATCTCCTTGATGCTTCTAGGCATCACATGAAATGTCACATCCGTATCAGCAATTTTGCCTTTGAATTTCAAGGCTCCACGGTCTGAAAGTCCCAGGTACACACCCACGCAACACTTGTCATCAAAATTGAATATCACGGTGTCACCGGCATTGATTGTTTCTCCGCTTGTTGTCAGAACAGAAATGACTGTCTCTTTCTTAATCTGCATTCTCCACCTCCACAAGTTCACCATTTTCCAATCTGTACCATGTATCCGGCTTCACTTTTTCACCGTCTACCCGGAACATCTTCGCACCGACAAACTCCCATGCTTCCTGCTCTGCTCTGTCGTATCTGTCATCCTCTTTACTGCCAATATATTTCCATTCAGCAAGAACGATATGGGAACCAATGACACCCATTGCTTTCCCTTTGTATCCCCATGCAACCGCAACGCTCTCGGAATCGTTGGCAGAGGATGCACCTTTGTAACCTGTGGCAGAGGATGCACCGCAGTTACCTGTGGCAGAGGATGCACCGTAGTCACCTGTGGCAGAGGATGCACCTTTGTAACCTGTGGCAGAGGATGCACCGCAGTCACCTGTGGCAGAGGATGCACCG